AAGTTCGGCATGACCCTGACGGCGGCGACTTACAACTTGAAGCGCCTGGTCTATCTCAAGGAGGCCCGAATCGTGCCCTTCTGAGGCTCGGAGCCCCGGGAATTGCTCAATGATTGAGCAATTCCAGGCAGATTCCGAAAAAATACCGGGCGAAACGCCCGCTTCCTTCGCTTGCGCTGCCGTCATTCGCTCAGGCTCCATGAAATTCATGGGTTTTTAGAGGTTCCCCTGTGGTGAGAGGTCGATCGGCTTGCCATCGATGAGCGCCACGCGCCGGCTGTGCATCAGACGCAGGGAGGTCTCCGCCGATTCCTGCACCGGTGCTGGGCGGGTCAGGTAAGCTTCAAGGTTCTCGATCACCAGGCCGGATTTGCGGATGTGGGCGATCGCCCGCAGCGGCACCAACAGGCGATCGCCCAAGGCGGTACCGAGCAAGGATGCCGGTTCACCCGCCGTGATGATCACCTCAGCGCCGGGCGCCACCAGCTGCGCCAGCTTGGCTGCCACCTGATCGGACATCGCGTTCAGGCGCCGCCCAAAGAAAACCGTGTGGCGCCGCCGCCGATGTTCCAACTCGCCCAGCCGCCACAACACGTTGTCCACGATGGGCTCGACGGCATAGCGCGGTGCCAGCCCCAATCCTGCTGAAAGCCATTTGGCCAGCCTCTGGGGTTGCACCTGCCAAAAGTGTGCCTGTTGATTCGACAGGCCAATCCAGCCGCATTCCGGGCAGTAGCCGCGATAGGGTTGTGAATCTGGCGCGTCGTGTGGCTGCGGGCGCATGGACTCTGTGCCACACTCCGGGCAGAGGATGTCTATCGCCCGCTCGCGGCTGACGACGAAGGCATCCAGGGCCAGCAGATGGCCATAGAAACCGGGCCGACTCGAAAGCCAGACCGAGTCTGGGGAGATCCGCATGTCCTCGCGTTCCAGCAGGCGGCAGATTTCTGCCAGCCCCTGGTCGTTCATGACGGCGACCGTCTCATTCATGCACGGCCCCCACGGCTTCCTCGACCGGCTTGGTCGATGCGGGTGACTGCATGACACCCAATGCGCGCAGCAGCGATTCCACCAGGCGGGCGTCAGCCTCTTCCATGTCGCGCAGATTGCTGATCCCGCCTTGCTTGAGATCGGCATGCAGCACGCGACTGGCTTTGCCCGGCTGCGCCGGCTCGAAGTACAACGAGACCACGGCATCGATGATATTGAAACCCTGTCCCATCAGGATGGGATTGATCTGATGCTTTGCCAGGCAGATGAGCACATCGGGCGCGTCCTTCTCGCCGGGCGGCTTGATCAGGTAGTCGCAAATCGGGGGATGGATGGCACGCACTTTCGCCTGCGACAAACGGATGCGCTCGACCCGGTGGGCGGCCAGATCGCACTCACTGCCATCGAAGAGTTCGAAGCCATCCCGCAGACGGTTGAGGAAGAACATCGGCTTCTCGACGTCCTTGGGCTGCAGCACCTGCTTGAAGACATGCCTGCCGAGGTGCTCCAACAAAGTCTGCTGCGTCTTGGCACCGCCGGGCGCCAGCACATCTATCACGCCGCTGGCCGGGTAGATCACAATGTCCATGGCCATGGGAGGCCGGATGTCGCGCCAGTGCGCCCGGTTGTCGTCGCCGAATTCCAGCTGACGCTGGGCGTTGTCCTCGATGAGGATGCCTAGTTGCACGCCTCCATCCAAATGTCGGTCCAGGATGTCGATCTGGCAAGCGCGCGGGGTACCCTTGCTTGGCGTGAATGCGGTGGCCAGTGCCACCTCGAGGGCGTGAATATCTTCCTGGCCCCGGAACAGCGCATCGACCGGCGGCACTTGCAAACGTTTCCAGCCACGCTTGCCAATGCGCAGGCTGACCCCGTAGATGGCCTCGGCGGTGGCGAACAGGTCGGGCCAGTTGGCCATGACCCACAAGGCGCGCTCGGCATCGCTGGAGAACTTCGTGAAATCCTCATGGATCGCGGAGTCCGGTGGGGCGGTGTTGCGCAGGGCATCGATCCCGCGTCCGTTGGCCAAGGCATGCACGCGCCGCAATTCGGCATACACCGCCGAACCCTGGGCCGCAGGCAAGGCACCGATGATGTCGATGACGGTGCTGACCAGCTTGTCGCCGGCAAGCTCGCCGGGCAGTTCCAGCTTGCGAGACTGAAAGTAAAACGCCCAAGTCCGCGCAGGGACCTGGCGGATCAGTTGACGGTAGTTGAAGGCGGCCATCTTGTTTTTCCTGTTTGCTGGGCCGCCGTGCCGATGACTTCTTGTGTGCGCGAGAGGCCTGGGTTGGTTACACTGTTCTCAGCACCGTATCGCACAACAAAGCAAAATTGTTTTGTTCGCTATATCGGGTGTTTGATGGAATTTAACGGTGGATGATTGTGTTGTCAAGCCGGTGCGGATTCGTTCGAAATAACGTAACATCTCGATCTGTGGAAAACGCTACCTGATCCGCTGCATGAGCGGAGCTGAGAGAACACAGGAGAAACCGTGGCAACCCCATTGGGTGACAAAATTCGCAGGCTGCGCCGTGAGCAGAAGTTGAGTCTCGACGCACTGGCCGCCGCAGCCGGCATGAGCAAGAGCTATCTGTGGGAGTTGGAAAATAACGACGACGCCAACCCCACCATGGAAAAACTGGCCAGCATCGCCGCCGTCCTGAACGTCACGCCCGAGTTTCTGGCGCACAACGAACAGGCCGACCAGCCCGAGGATGCCTTCGACAAGGCGTTCTTCCGCAACTACAAGACGCTCAAACCCGAGACCAAGCATCAGCTCCTCGAGATCCTCAAGACGCTGAAGAAAACCCAAGGATGAGTGCGCCGCCCAACAAGCCGGCGCCTTGGGCCAACCGGCTGAACAAGCTCTTGGATCAGTTTCACGCCGTTCACGGTGGCGACCGTTTCCCGGTCGATGTGGAAGCGCTGATTCGGGAAGTGCCGGGCACGTTCCAGACCGGCGAGCCGATCAGCATTCGGGGCGAGGCGATGGATCCGGAGCTCGAAGGGGCGCTGTTCAACCTGAATGCCGATGAGCCCGGCAAGGGCAACTGGGCGATCATCTACAACCAGGCGATCAGCTCGCCCGGGCGAATCCGCTTCACGCTGGCACACGAGTTGGGGCATTACCTGGTGCATCGCCATCTGCAGACGTCTTTCAACTGCAGCGAGGTGGACACCACCCAATGGGACAGCGACGAGCGGAAGATTGAGTTCGAGGCGAACACCTTTGCGTCCTACCTGCTGATGCCTGCGGATGATTACCGTCGGCAGATCCAGGGGGCGACCATCGATCTGGACGTGCTCGGCGCGTGTGCGGATCGGTATGGCGTGTCCATGACGTCAGCCATTCTCAAGTGGCTGGAGCTCACACCACAGCGTGCGGTGCTGGTCATGTCGCAGAACGGGATCGTTCAGTGGGCTTGCGGCAGTGAGTCGGGCAAGTGGCTCTCCATGCATCTGAACAAACGGCTGGCCAACGGTCACCGACGGCCACTGCCTGCCAGGAGTGCCACACGTTTGGGCACGGACACCAACGTCGATCGGCTGGGCACGCCGATCGATGCGAGCATCTGGTTTCCGCACGAGCCCGAGGGCATGGTGGCGCGGGAGATGCGCATCGCGTCTGATTTCTACCGTCAAACGATGACGCTGCTGGTCCTACCGCCCGAGGTCAAGCCCTGGGAGCGCGACAAGATAGATGACGACGATGGTCTTGAAAACACCTTCGATCGTTTCGTGCGCAACGGTCAGCCGCCAGTGCGCTGACGGCACGGCAATTCCGACGGTGTTTTTTTGGAGACCTGTGTATGCAATTACCCGCTGATATTCACACGTTGCTGAAGGTTTTAGGCCCACTCACTACTGGCATTGGTTCCATCTTGTTGGCATGGCGGGTAAAGGCAATCCTTAAGTGGGTTGTTTACTGCCTGGTGGCCCACGAACAGTCTATCGATCAGTTGGCCAGGATCGCTGCCAATCAACGGCAAAGCGACCCTATCGTTGGCGGCGTAACCAAACATCTGCTCGACATCGAAAGTAAACTTGGCTTCGTCCTTTTGATCTTGGGTTTTGCGCTTTTGGGCGTTGGCATGCTGACCACTGCGGCGAGCTATTTCGTGGCTACCGGCCTCTGATTGGCGATTACCCGCATTCGTCCGCAATTCCCTGCTCGGAATTCCGGCGACCTGCCGGTGAAATGGTGGCAGTTTTTCATCACGAAAGCCTGCCATGTCACATCTCGAACATCACTCCAAATCCGCCAGCCGCGATACCCGTGAGCTTGGCCGATCCCCTTGTCAGGAAATTGCGCAGTTGCTCGCCGCCGGCATTCTCCGGGCACGCACAGGGTCACCTGTAGCAAGCCAATGTCAGCATGACGCCACGCTGGGCGACATTCCGCTTGGCTTTACTGGCCACCAGCGCGTTCATGCGAACCCGTCTCAACAAGAAGGAGTTTCCGTATGACGACACACGCGAGCAAAGAGGCCGTCGCCGCGCGCCTCGCGCAATTGCCCTGCCTGCCGATGGAAAACCTCTGGGCGCTCTGGGATCAGTACTTTGATCGTCGCCCCGGCCACCACCACCGTACCTGGCTTGAAAGTCGGCTGGCGTACAAGATCCAGGAGGAGGCTTTTGGCGCGATGTCGCAATCGCTCAAGCGCCGCCTGGAAAAAATCGGTGAGACCGGCGAGGTACCCAACCAGAAGCGCCGAGCAGAAAACCAGCTGGCGCCGGGCACTACCCTGATCCGCGAGTACAACGGCATCCCCCATCAGGTCAAAGTCCTGGACGACGGGCGTTTCGAATACCAGACCCGCACCTACAAGAGCTTGTCCGGCGTGGCCAAGGCCATCACTGGCACTCCCTGGTCGGGACCGGCATTCTTCGGACTGCGCCAACCCGCGCCCAAGCGTCAGGGGGCATTGGCATGAGAGGGCCAGTCCCATACTCCAACACGCAAATGCCTGCTACTACCCCCAAGCAGCGCTGTGCGGTCTACACCCGCAAGTCCACCGATGAAGGCATGGACATGGAATACAACAGCCTGGAGGCGCAGCGTGATGCGGGGCTTGCCTACATTGCCAGCCAGCGCCATGAAGGCTGGATCGCTGTGGCCGATGGTTATGACGATGGCGGCTTTTCCGGTGGCAATATGGAGCGGCCGGCGCTGCGCCGATTGATGGCCGACATCGAGGAAGGAAAGATCGACATCGTCGTAGTCTACAAGATCGACCGCCTCACGCGCAGCCTGCCGGACTTCGCGAGACTGGTGGAAGTCTTTGATCGGCACGGGGTCTCGTTCGTGTCCGTAACTCAGCAGTTCAATACCACCACCTCCATGGGGCGCCTGACGCTCAACATTCTGCTGTCCTTCGCCCAGTTCGAACGGGAAGTCACGGGTGAACGCATCCGCGACAAGATTGCCGCCAGCAAGGCCAAGGGCATGTGGATGGGCGGCGTGCCGCCCTTGGGTTATGACGTCAAGGATCGCAAGCTCGTCGTCAACGAAAGGGAAGCGGCGCTGGTGCGCGACATTTTCATGCGTTACGCCGAGCATGGATCGGCGGCGCGTCTGGTGCGCGAGCTCCAGGTGGAAGGCCACACCACCAAGTCCTGGGAAACCCAGACCGGAAAGTTCCATCACGGTCGGATCATCGACCAGCAGTACCTGTTCAAGCTGCTGCGCAACCGCCTGTACCTGGGCGAAATCACGCACAAGGGTGAGGTCTTCAAAGGCCAACACCCGCCCATCATTTCGACGGCGCAATGGGAGGCGGTCGAGGCGATCATTGCACAACGCAAGCGCAGCATGACGCGAGACCGGTACAACGCGACCCCGGCGCTGCTGGCGGGATTCCTGTACGCCCCTGACGGTCAGCGCATGTTGCCGACCTACACGCAGAAGAAGAACGGCAAGCGTTACCACTACTACGTTTCTTACCTGGAAAAGCGACAGGCTGCCGGTGCATCACGCATCCCCGGCCAGCGCAGCATGGGACCCATGCCAGCCGCTGAAATCGAATCAGCCGTGCTGACGCAGGTCCTGCGCGTATTGCAGGAGCCCGAAATGATCATCGGCGTGTGGCGCGAAGTGCTGGCCATGCAGGAGCAACCCGATCTCGATGAAGCCATGATCGTGGTGGCCATGCGCCGGATCGGCGACATCTGGGCGCAGATGTTCCCGGTGGAACAGCACCGCATCATGCGGCTGCTGATCGAGCGTGTGCAACTGCACCCAGATGGTCTCGACATCGTTTGGCGGGAAGACGGGTGGCACCGGTTCCGGCGCGAACTGGCCCAGCACCCCTTTGTTGTGGAGCAGAAGGAGGCGCCTACCTTGGGGCACCTCGGTCAGGGCGAGGAGGTGATGGCATGAGACAATCAACCCAGCAACGTTGCAAGATCGAGATATCGGTGGCGGGATCTTCGCGGGAATACCAAAGCTCGGGCCAGGCCGTCACCTTCGTCCCCTTGACCATCAAGCGTCGGCACACCCGCAAACTGCTGATTGCGCCGCCCGGCCAGGAGGATGCCAAGGTCCGCTCATCCTTCGACTTGCCCATGATTCGCACGATCGGCAAGGCTTTCTACTGGCAAAAGCTGCTCGACAGCGGCGAGGTCGCCAATGCCACGGAACTGGCGCGGCAACTGAAGCTGGAGCCCGGCTGGGTCGCCGAGGTATTGCGGCTCACGCGCCTCGCACCCGACATCGTGCAGGCCATTCTGGATGGCAGGCAACCGCGCCACCTCAATCTTCACGCGATCCGGGGCCGGCAGGCCGAGATGCCTGTGGACTGGGATGAGCAGCGACGGTTGCTGGGGTTTCGGCCGCTGGCCTGATCGCGGCAGAAACAGGCCCGCCCCGCCTCCTGCCCCTCACCTGACCGCCTGCGCCCACTGCAGGCGTTTTTTCACCCGAATGCCGGCACAGGCTGCAATTGCCTGATCTGCCCACCCATTCCGTCCACCTTGCCCACCGGTCTGCCCACCCCCTGAATCCCAAACTGCACTCACGTTTTCGCAATCACCTGAAAGGAGATCAACGTGAGTGTCAAACACCTGAATCAGCGCCAACTGGCTGAGCGCTGGAATGTCGCGGAGGCCACGCTGGAGCGCTGGCGATCCGCCGGTATCGGGCCGGTGTACCTGAAATTACAGGGCCGCGTCCTCTACCGCGTCGAGGACATCGAGGAGTACGAGGCGAGGAGTCTGCACAGCAGTACGTCGTCGCGTGTGATGGCAGGGGGTGTGGCGTGAATCTCACCATCTTCCCCGCCGACATCGCCGAGATGTCCGTGAGCCAATTGGCTGCGTTGCCACCGGAGCAGAAGCGCGAGGTCGACAAGAACCTCGACGATGCACTCGACTGGCTGAAGAAGGCCCGAGCCAAGTTCGATGCCGCGCTGGATCAGTGCTATGGCGAACAGGCTCGCGCCGCACTGCGTGAATCCGGACGCGACTTCGGCACCGCCCACATCAGCGACGGCCCGCTGCGCATCAAATTCGAGTTACCGAAGAAAACTACCTGGAACCAGGACATGGCTCGCGAGATCGCTGCGCGCATCGGGGCTTCCGGCGACAAGGTCGAGCACTACTTCGATGTCAAGTTCTCGGTTCCCGAATCCCGCTACACCAGTTGGCCGCCGGCTTTGCGGGAGCAGTTTGCCGCCGCTCGCACTGTCGAGGCTGGCAAGCCGTCCTTCACTCTCTCGATCGATGCGGAGGAATGACCATGGGTGCGATCATTCCTTTTCAGTTCGATGACCATGCCGTTCGCACCGTAGTCGATGACAACGGTGAGGTGTGGTTCGTCGGCAAGGATGTCGCCGCCGTACTCGGCTATGCTGATACGGTCAATGCGCTGAAGCAGCACTGCCGTGGGGTGGTGAAACGCCACCCCATCGTCGACAGCCTGGGGCGTCAACAGGAAACCCGCATCATTTCCGAGCCCGACCTGTTCCGGCTGGTCGTAAACAGCAAGCTTCCGGCTGCCGAGCGGTTCGAGCGCTGGGTGTTCGAGGACGTTCTGCCCTCGATCCGCAAGACGGGTAGTTACACCATCCCCAACGCGGCGGCCGTCCTGCCTGCGCCAACACAGGATCGGGTGAGCGCCATCCTGCTGATCGGCGAAGCTATCGCCAAGGTGCCCGGCGTCAAAACCGGCATCGCGATGGCCGCGACGCTGACCTGCATCGAGGAAAACACCGGCCTCACCGTCGAGACGCTGCGTCGCACCCTTCCCGCCGCCGCCGATCCGATCTGCTCGCTCAATGCCACCCAACTCGGCAAGCTGCTGGGCCGTTCCGCCAAGGGTACCAACCGGCTCCTGGCAGACCACGGCCTGCAGTTTCGCAATGATCGCGACGAGTGGGAACTGACCGAGGCCGGCGAAGCCTGGGCCGAGGCCCTGCCGTACTCGCGCAACGGTCATTCCGGCTACCAGATTCTCTGGAATCCCGCCGTCGTCGACCATATTCGGGAGGCAGCGTGATGGACAAGCCTCTTCGCATCATCACCGCCGACGAACGGTTCGCGCAAAAGAGCGGCGCCAAGCTCGCCCTGCTCGGCAAGAGTGGTATCGGCAAGACCAGCCAGCTCAAGACCTTGCCCGAGGCCTCGACCCTGTTCGTCGATCTCGAGGCGGGCGACTTGGCCGTCAAGGCCTGGCGCGGCGACTGCGTCCGGCCAGCCACCTGGCCGGAATTCCGTGACCTCGTGGTGTTTCTCGCCGGTCCGAACCCGGCGTTGCCTGCGGACGCGCCATTTTCCGAGGCGCATTACCGGCACGTCTGCGAAGGCTACGGCGACCCGGCCCGGCTGGCGAAGTACGACACCTACTTCGTCGACTCGATCACCGTGCTCTCGCGCCTCGCCCTGACCTGGGCCAAGGCGCAGCCACAGGCATTCTCCGACCGCACCGGCAAGCCCGACACCCGGGGCGCCTACGGGCTGCTCGGCACCGAGATGATCGCCGCACTGACCCATCTACAGCACGCGCGGGACAAGAACGTCATCTTCGTCGCCATCCTCGACGAGCGCCTGGACGATTTCAACCGCAGGGTCTTCGTGCCGCAGATCGAGGGCTCGAAGACCGCGCTGGAACTGCCCGGCATCGTCGATGAAGTCGTGACGCTGGCCGAACTCAAGACCGACGAGGGCGAGCTTTACCGCGCCTTCGTCTGCCAGACGCTCAATCCCTGGGGCTATCCCGCCAAAGACCGCTCCGGTCGACTCGACCTCGTCGAGGAGCCGAACCTTTTGAAGCTCATTCGCAAATGCGCTGGCGACAACGCCGCCATCCATCACTGAAAGGACACGTAATGAACACCTGGACCGATTTCAACGACGCCGAACAACAGCAGGGCTTCGATCTCATTCCGAAGGGCACCCCCGTCAAGGTGCGCATGACCATCAAGCCGGGCGGCCATGACGATCCGGCGCAGGGCTGGAGCGGAGGCTATGCCACCCAGAGCTTCGATACCGGCAGCGTCTATCTCGCCTGCGAGTTCGTCGTGCTGGAGGGGCCCTATGCCCGCCGCAAGATGTGGTCGAACATCGGCCTGCACTCGCCGAAAGGCCCGGCCTGGGGGAACATGGGGCGCAGCATGATCCGGGGCATCCTCAATTCCGCCCGCAACGTCCATCCCCAGGACAACTCGCCCCAGGCCGCCGCCGCCCGCCGCATCCAGGGCTTTCACGAACTGGACGGCATCGAGTTCCTGGCCCGCGTCGATGTCGAGAAGGATGCCAAGGGCGAGGACCGCAACGTGGTGAAGCTCGTTGTCGAGCCCGACCACAAGGATTACGCGGCCCTGATGGGCGTGCCTTCCAAGTCCCTGACCGGCGGTGGCAGTGCCGTTGCACCTGCACCGGCAGCACCTCAACAGGCGAACGCGCAGCGTCCGGCCGTTCCCGGCAAGCCGGCCTGGGCGCAGTGAGGAGGTCGGTCATGACAGGAAAACGCTGCGGCAACTGCCGCCATCTCGACCGGTCGAGCGCCAGCGACATCGGCGGGTTGCGCATCGCCCGCTGTCGCCATCCGATGGGTGTGCGCATCGGGACGACCGCCATCCGCAACGACTACGTCGAGCTCATTGCCTGCTGTGCCGGGCACGTCGTCCGTGCCCGGCAGCGCGCGCAGGCGGGAGGCTGCCATGCATGAGCGGCAAATGCTGGGTATGCAAACGGCAGGCGCGGGGGTTCGGTCATTCGGATGGTCGCTTCAAGATCGCCGACCCCCGGCGCTATCCCCTCGACTGGGTGTTCTGCAGCCGTCGCTGCCAGGACATCTTCCACACGCTCTACGGTCGGCGACTGGCGGCCGAGGAGCGCGGGGAGGCGCACATGGTTGATGCGAGCGATATCGAAATCGCGGCGATGCGCGATTGCCTCAAGGCCTTCGGAGCGGCGGCCGGGCACATCGGCTTCGACAAACCGCTCGGGGCGTATTCGGAAGCGGAGGCGATGACGGTGATCGACGCCATCGTCACGCGCTACACCGAGGCGCTGACCGAGCATCACGAACGGGCAAGCACGCCGCCGCTGCGCGGCGTGCCGGTGGCCGAGATCGTCCGTGATCCGTTTGCCGACTTGAAGGAGGACCTGCCGTGGGAAGAACCGCAGGGAGGGAAGCCAGGATGGACTTCAATTCCTCATCGAGCCTTTCCGGCCAGATCACCGCCCTGGTCGACGCCGGGATGCAGCAGGCGCGTGCCCGTCAGCCGGAACGCCAGTACCTTGGGGCATCGCGTCTAGGCGTGGCCTGCGAGCGACAGCTTCAGTTCGAGTACGCCCAGGCACCGGTCGACCCGGGCCGCGAAACCGAGGGACGCATGCTACGCATCTTCGAACGCGGCCACGTCATAGAGGACTGCATGGTCGCGTGGCTGCGGGACGCAGGCTTCGACCTGCGCACCCGCAAGGTCGACGGCGAGCAGTTCGGCTTTTCCGTGGCCGAGGACCGCCTGCAGGGCCATATCGACGGCGTCATCGTCGGTGGCCCGGAGGGCTTCGCCTATCCGGCACTCTGGGAATGCAAATGCCTGGGAAACAAGTCCTGGCGCGAGCTTGAAAAAAGCGGCCTGGCCGTCGCCAAACCCGTCTATGCCGCGCAAGTGGCGATCTATCAAGCCTATCTCGAACTCACCGAGCACCCGGCGATCTTCACGGCGCTTAACGCCGACACGATGGAGATCTACACCGAGCTCGTGCCTTTTGACGCGGCCCTGGCCCAGCGCATGTCGGATCGGGCAGTGAAGGTCATCACGGCGACAGAGGCGGGAGAACTTCTGCCGCGTGCGTTCAATGACTCAACCCACTTCGAATGCCGGATGTGCGCATGGCAGGACCGCTGTTGGAGCGAGCAGGGGGTGAACGCATCGGGGGTGCAGTTATGAATTCACGTGCCATCCGTCGCCAGAATCCCTTGATCGGCCCATCCCTGCTTGAACGTCTGCTACTGCGCCATGTGGCCGTTGTGTGCCCGGAGTCGCGCCTGGTCGTAGCCGTGATCAAGCAGGCGTTCATTGACCTGTGCTCGCCATCAAAGCATCTGCGTACCGAAGCCAGGCGGTTTTTCCGAGACGGGCGCCTGGAGTTGTGGTGCGATCAAGTTGGCATGTCGGCCGACTTCATGCGAGAGATCGCGACCAAGGCGGGTTACCTGAACCCGGCGGACACCAATGAGGAAGGTGTCCATGCTTGATTTCAACAATACGCGAACACCCGTTCCTCATGCCCCCTCTGCCGACCGCGACGCGCTTCGCGTCGAATTGCTCGCACGTCTCGATTCGGTATTGTCCACGATGTTCCCGGCGGGGAAGAAGCGCAAGGGCAAGTTTCTCATTGGCGACGTACTGGGCAGTCCGGGCGATAGCCTCGAGGTGGTACTCGATGGCGAGAAGGCCGGGCTGTGGACGGATCGCGCCACCGGGGAGGGCGGCGACATCTTCGCGCTGGTCGCGGCGCATCACGGCATCGATGTGCATGGGAATTTCCCGCGTGTGCTCGATGTGGCAACCGACCTGCTCGGGCGCACGCCCATGGCGACCAAGCGCAGGGCTCGCAAGAAAGAAGCATCTCTCGACGATCTCGGCCCCGCCACGGCCAAGTGGGACTACCTGGACGCCGGTGGTCACCTGATCGCTGTGGTCTACCGCTATGACCCACCCGGGCAGAAGAAACAGTTCCGGCCGTGGGATGCCAAGAGGCGCAAGATGGCTCCGCCTGACCCACGCCCGCTCTACAACCAACCGGGAATGAAGGATGCCGCGCAGGTCGTGCTGGTCGAGGGCGAGAAGTGCGCCCAGGCCTTGATCGATGTCGGCATCGTGGCAACCACGGCGATGCACGGCGCAAATGCTCCGGTGGAGAAGACCGACTGGTCGCCGCTGGCCGGCAAGTCGGTGCTGATCTGGCCCGACCGCGACAAGCCGGGCTGGGAGTACGCGACGCAGGCAGCGCAGGCGATCTTGTCGGCGGGCGCAAAAACTTGCCACATCCTGTATCCGCCCGAGGAAGCGGCTGAGGGATGGGATGCGGCTGACGCCATTGCCGAGGGCTTCGATGTTGCCGCCTTCCTCGCCCATGGTCCGCGTTTGCAGATGCATGACGTGGCCGATGAGGCAGAGCCGGTGGTCGGCAGTGACGAATCGGTCTGGGGTACGGAGGATGCGCTGGCCCTGGCCTTCACCCGGCGCTACCACCGCGACTGGCGTTATGTCGCCGGCTGGGGGCGCTGGCTGGTGTGGGATGGCAATCGCTGGCGGACCGAGGACACGCTGGCGGCCACGGACTTGATCCGCAGCGTCTGCCGCCAGACGGCTGTGCGCGCCGACAACCCCAAGGTCGCCGCCAAATTGGCCAGCGCAGGAACGGTCGGCGGTGTGGAACGGCTGGCCCGGGCGGATCGCCGGCATGCCGCGACCACCGAGGAGTGGGATGTCGACCCGTGGCTGCTCAACACCCCGGGCGGTGTGGTCGATCTGAAAACCGGCCGCCAGCGGCCACATGAGCGTGCTGACCGGATGACCAAGATCACCACGGCCACGCCGGGAGGGGATTGCCCGACCTGGCGACGCTTCCTCGATGAAGTCACGGGCGGTGACGTGGAGTTGCAGACCTACCTGCAGCGGATGGTGGGCTACGCGCTGACCGGATCGACGCAGGAGCATGCCCTGTTCTTCCTGTACGGCACGGGCGCGAACGGCAAGTCGGTGTTCGTGAATACCCTGGCCACGATTCTTGGCGACTACGCGACCAACGCGCCGATGGACACCTTCATGGAGACGCGCACCGACCGGCATCCGACCGACATGGCAGGGCTGCGCGGCGCGCGCTTCGTGGCGGCCATCGAAACCGAACAAGGGCGGCGCTGGGCCGAATCCAAGGTCAAGAGCCTCACCGGCGGCGACAAGATCTCCGCGCGCTTCATGCGGCAGGACTTCTTCGAGTTCTGGCCGCAGTTCAAGTTGTTCGTGGCGGGTAATCACAAGCCGGCGATTCGCAACATCGACGAGGCGATGAAGCGGCGGCTGCACCTGATCCCCTTCACGATCACCGTGCCGCCCGAGCGGCGCGACAAGTATCTGCAGCAGAAATTGCTGGCCGAGCGCGACGGGATTCTCGCTTGGGCGGTGGAAGGCTGTCTCGCCTGGCAGCGTCTGGGCCGGCTCGATCCGCCGCAGCGGGTGGTGGAAGCCACCGAGGAGTATTTCGAGGCCGAGGACGCGCTGGGCCGCTGGCTCGACGAGCGCTGCGTGCGCGAGGCCAATGCCAAGTCGCTGACCGCCGAGCTGTTCACCGACTGGAAACAGTGGGCCGACAGTGCCGGTGAGTTCGTCGGCTCGCAGAAGCGCTTTGCCGATCTGCTGCTCACCCGAGGGCTGGAGAAGTGGCGCAACAGCATGGGGGTGCGCGGCTTCCGGGGCGTTGGCCTCAAACACCCGCCGACGCCAGCCTCCGCACCTTATGCCGATGACTGATGACCTCGCAATCGACCCGTGTCTGACGGATCTGACGGACTACATCGTAACTCTCTATACGCGCGTGCGCGTGCGCGCGTCACGGGAAGTTACGACATGACCCGTCAGATGTGTCAGACCGGAAGCAAGAAAGGACGAAATACATGAACACGACACTCCTCGCCCTGGACCTGGGCACCACCACCGGCTGGGCGCTGCGCGGCAGTGACGGCCACATCACGAGCGGCTCCGAGAGCTTCCGCCCACAACGCTTCGAGGGTGGCGGCATGCGCTTTCTGCGTTTCCGGCGTTGGCTAACCGAGTTGAAAGGCCACGCCGACGGGATCGACACGCTGGTCTTCGAGGAAGTGCGCCGCCACGCCGGTGTCGATGCCGCCCACGCCTACGGCGGGTTTCTGGCCACGCTCACGGCGTGGTGCGAGCACCACGGCATTCCCTATCAGGGGGTGCCGGTGGGCACGATCAAGAAGCACGCGACCGGCAAGGGCAACGCGAACAAGGATCAGATGATCAGCGCCGCCCGGTTGCGTGGCCACGCACCGGCTGACGACAACGAAGCCGATGCCATTGCGCTGTTGCACTGGGCCGTCGAGACACAGGAGGTGTGAGATGAAGGTTCCGACTCACCCCTACCGCTGTGCCCTGGCTCGACTGCAGCCCGATCCGCGCCTCGATCCGGAGCAGATCAAGCGCGAAGGATGGCGCGACCAGCAGATCCTGGTGATCTCACCCGACGACACGCGACTCGATTGGGTCGAACGCGAACTGCTGCGCCGGATCTGCGATCGGCTGTACGGCTCGAAGGAGCGTCAACATGGCTGAGTGGACGATCGAAACCGTGGCCGACCGGTTCATCGAGGCCGCACGAACTGCCCACCGCCTTCCTCCGGTTCGCGTGCAGGGCTACTTCAACTGCTGGCCGGCGATCAAACGCATGCCATGGGAAAACCTCGGCGCAGAGCCACCGCTCTACCGCTTTCCGCCCGACCCTGCGGCCATCGACCGGATGCTGGAGACCATGCGGTGGGTCCAGTGGCTTGAGGAGGAACAGCGACACCTCGTCTGGATGCGGGCACAGCGGTACCCGTGGAAAGATATCTGTTGCCGCTTCGCCTGTGACCGGACCACTGCCTGGCGTCGTTGGCAGGCAGCACTGGCGATCGTGGCCGAGCAGCTGCAAGGGGCGAAGAGACATGGAGCGGTAGCCAATGCGCGCTGACGTTGCGTGTAGTTGCGAGCCGTTGCAAAGCCAATCGGAATCCTGCGGAACGCTGCGGGTTTCGACGACTTTTTGGCGTGCAACATCTGAAGGGATTTTCGCTAGTATTACGGCTAATCTCGCGAGCGAAGTACGTCTGAAGGCCACAGCACAGTCTGTGGCCTTCGTCGTTTCCAGCCCGCGATGGCCACGCCCCATTGCCACGGGTCCTTCCTGGCCACCATGCAATGCGGGGGGCGCGAGCGCGGCATTTCGCTAGCGTCCGATCCCGAAACGAGGTTACCGGGGTTACCAGTTACCACCCCGGTTACCACCTGAACCGAGTGACCACCCTTTGATGACCCGCCCCTCGTGGCGGGTTTTTGCATTGGTTCCGGCATCACGCGCTTCGCGCATGAGCCTTCACCGAAACTTCGTTTTCCAATGACCGAACAGTTGCGCGTCGAATATCGCAAGATCGAGACGCTGATCCCCTACGCCCGTAACCCGCGCACGCATTCTGAAAGCCAGATCGCAAAGATCGCGGCCAGCATCGTCGAGTTCGGCTGGACACAGCCCATCCTCGTCGATGGCAGCAACGGCATCATTGCTGGCCACGGCCGTCTGGCGGCTGCGCGCAAGCTGGATCTGCCAGAAGTTCCGGTCATCGAACTTGGCCATCTCACGCCGGCGCAGAAGCGGGCCTACGTGATCGCCGACAACCGCCTGGCACTGGATGCGGGGTGGGATGAGGAACTGCTCTCGCTGGAACTGGCCGAGTTGTCGGAGTCGGGTTACGACCTCTCCATGACCGGCTTCTCCAACGAGGAGATCGAGGAACTGCTGGTCGGTGCCGAGCAGGCACTACAGGACGAGTCTTCGGATGAAACCGAGAACGATGCCGCCGACGATGTGCCGGAGGTGCCATCGAACCCGGTATCGCGTCCAGGCGATGTCTGGCAGATCGGCGCACACCGCCTGATCTGTGGCGATGCCACCGATTCGGCCGTCGTCCGAACGCTGATGGCGGGCGAGCTGGCCGCCTTGTGCTTCACCTCCCCACCCTACGGCAACCAGCGCGACTACACGAACACCATCATTGATTGGGACGCCCTGATGCGCGGTGTCTTCGCCAACCTGCCGATGACTCCGAACGGCCAGGTGCTGGTCAATCTCGGCCTCATCCACCGCGAGCAGGAAGTCATTCCCTACTGGGACGGCTGGCTCGACTGGATGCGCAGCCAGGGCTGGCGGCGCTTCGCCTGGTATGTCTGGGACCAGGGGCCGGGATTGCCCGGTGACTGGAATGGCCGGCTGGCACCTTCGTTCGAATTCGTCTTCCACTTCAACCGCAAGGACTCCGAAGCGCGACGCCCCAACAAGATCGTGCCCTGCCTCTATGCCGGGCGGGACACTCATCTGCGGGGCGACGGCACCAGCGCCGGCGGCATGCGCAACAAGGATGGCAGCCGGACCGCCTGGAACCACGTCGGCCAGGTGACGCAGGAGACCAAGATTCCGGATTCCGTGATCCGCATCATGCGCCACAAGGGCAAGATCGGCCAGGACATCGATCACCCGGCCGTGTTCCCGGTGGCGCTGCCGCAGTTTGTCATGGAGGCGTACTCGGACGAAGGCGCTGTGGTGTTCGAGCCCTTCGGCGGCAGCGGCACGGCCATGCTCGCCGCCGAGCGCACCGGCCGCGTGTGCCGCGCCATCGAGATCGCGCCCGAGTATGTCGATGTCGCGGTCAAGCGCTTCCAGCAAAACCATCCGGACGTGGCGGTGACGCTGCTTGCCACCGGCCAGTCCTTCGCCGAGGTGGCGGCCGAGCGTCAGCGCGAAGCGGAGGTGGTCGCATGACCAACTCCTGGCTTGCCGACAAGATCGAGCAGTGGCCGACCGCCAAGCTCGTCCCCTACGCCCGCAATGCGCGGACACACTCGGACGAGCAGATCGCACAGATCGCCGCCTCGATTGCCGAGTTCGGATTCACCAATCCGATCCTCGCCGGCAGCGACGGCGTGATCGTCGCTGGCCACGGGCGCCTTGCCGCCGCGCGAAAGTTGGGGCTCGATGTCGTGCCGGTGGTCGTGCTCGATCACCTCACCCCAACCCAGCGGCGCGCGCTGGTGATCGCGGATAACCGGATCGCCGAGAATGCCGGATGGGACGATGCGTTGCTGCGCGTCGAACTGGAAGCGCTCCAGGAAGAGGGCTTCGACCTGGATCTGACCGGCTTCGACGACGACGCGCTGGCCGATCTACTGGCAGGCGACGAGCCCCATAACGAGGGGCAGACCGACGACGACGCAGTGCCGGAGGTCAGCGAGACGCCGGTGTCACGACCGGGTGACGTCTGGCTGCTCGGCCCGCACCGCCTGTTGTGCGGCGATGCGACCGTGGCCGACACCCACGCGCACCTGCTCGCAGGCGATCCGGCGGACATGGTGTTCACCGATCCGCCGTACAACGTGAACTACGCGAACAGCGCCAAGGACAAGATGCGTGGTAAGGATCGGGCAATCTTGAACGACAACCTGGGTGACGGCTTCCACGACTTCCTGCTGGCGGCCCTGACGCCCACGGTCGCGAACTGCCGCGGCGCGATCTACATCGCGATGTCGTCCAGCGAGCTGGACACGCTGCAGGCGGCCTTCCGCGCCGCCGGCGGGCACTGGTCGACGTTCATCATCTGGGCGAAGAACACCTTCACGCTGGGGCGCGCGGACTACCAGCGCCAGTACGAACCGATCCTGTACGGGTGGCCGGAGGGAGTGCAACGTCACTGGTGCGGGGACCGCGACCAGGGCGATGTGTGGCAGATCAAGAAGCCACAGCGCAACGACCTGCATCCGACAATGAAGCCGGTGGAACTGGTCGAGCGGGCCATCCGCAACTCCAGTCGCCCCGGTGCCGTGGTGCTCGACCCCTTTGGCGGTTCCGGCACCACGCTGATCGCGGCCGAGAAGACAGGACGCGTCGCGCGACTGATCGAGCTCGACCCGAAGTATGTCGATGTGATCGTGCGCCGCTGGCAGGACTGGACCGGCAAGCAGGCCACCCGCGAGTCGGATGGCCTGACGTTTGATCAGGCGGCGAGTTCTTCCTCGACGATCTCGCAGTGAATCACGAACCCGGTAAGGTACGGCAACCCGCGCGGGATGCCGTAGTCCTTGCTGGTCTGGCGACCGATCTTCCATCCCATCCACTGCTGAGTAGCAGCGTGGACCGCGTCGATCAAGGTGCGCCCTGCGTGGAGTTGATTCAGGACGTCGTCGGCGAAGTGCCGCCCATGGCGGCTGTCGAGGAAGGCCCGGACCGATTCGAGGGGCTGCTGAGTGGCGTCCGAAATCGCGGTCATCGCGAGCGGCCACGCGGCGCTGGCGTGTTCGTTCATCGTGCCCCGGAAGCCCCAGGCCTCGTTCTGGGTGGCGGGGATTTGCTGGTTGGTGGTCATCTCGGCTCCTTCGGGTTGATCGTTGCGACGCCCGTAGTAACGCGCTGTTCGATGGAGAAGCCAAGCGCGGCTTGGCCTCTGCCTCGATCTTTCTGCGTCAGACGATGCGGTAGACGCGCTCGCCGCCCTCGCCCTTCTCGGAGGCGAGGGTCAGGCCAAGCTTCTTCTTGAAGGCCCCGGCAAAGGTCCCGCGCACCGTGTGCGCCTGCCAGCCCGTGGCCTCGCAGATCTGGCGCACCGTGGCGCCCTGGGGGCGCTTGAGCATGCGGATGACGTCGGCCTGCTTGCTGTTCTCGCGTATGCGGGGCTTGGCCTCCGCGCGCTGTTGCGCCCAGCTCGCCTCGGCGGCGGAGACGGCCGCCTCCAGTTCCTCATCCGGTTCCACCGGAGTGGGTGCGGGCCGAGGACAACCCAGGGCGTCGTAGCCCTCGGCGGCGACGAACCAGTCGGTGCCGTCGGCGGTGACCAAGGCTCGGTTGGAGAGGCTGTCCAGCACCTTCTTGCGGGCGCCGCCTTTGATGTTGTCGGGGAACCAGTCGATCTTGCCCGCGGTGTGCTCGATGGCGTGGGCCAGGATGGCGTGCTGGGCGGGGGTCAGTTGGATGGTGCTCATTCGCTGCTCCTTCAGGGGGTTGATCGGGTGACGTGATGAACGCGCTGTTCCCGACGGAAGCCAAGCGAAGAGCGAGAAGAAGTTGAACGAAGGAGCGAATGGGCATTTCGATCCGCGCCTACGCGCGCCACCGTGGCGTAACCGATACGGCCGTACACAAGGCGATTCGCGCGGGACGCATCACGCCGGAGCAGGATGGGACCATCGATCCCGACAAGGCCGACCGGGAGTGGGAAAGCAATTCGGCAGCACCCAAGACGGGTACGCGTGCCAAGGCGCCGAAGGTCGTCGTGCCCGATGCCAGCGGCACGGCGAATGAGGGCCAACCGTCATTGCCGGCGGGAGGCGCATCGCTGCTGCAGGCGCGCACCGTCAATGAGGTGGTGAAGGCGCAGACGAACAAGGTGCGCCTCGCTCGCCTCAAGGGGGAGTTGGTCGACCGCAATCAAGCCATTGCCCACGTGTTCAAGCTCGCGCGAGCCGAGCGCGATGCCTGGCTCAACTGGCCGGCGCGAATCTCAGCGCAGATGGCGGCTCGGCTTGGCGTCGATCCGCACACGATGCACGTGGCCCTCGAAGCCGCCGTGCGCGAGCACCTGCAGGAGCTGGGTGAGTTGCGCCCGCGGGTGGACTGATGGACTTCGAGTACGAAGGCGCTGCCGAAATCGAGCGCGCATGGCGCGAGGGTCTGACGCCCGATCCGCTGCTCACCGTTTCCGAGTGGTCGGACCGCCATCGGGTGCTCTCAAGCAAGGCCTCGGCCGAACCGGGCCGTTGGCGCACCAGCCGCACGCCGTATCTCAAGGCGATCATGGACTGCCTGTCGCCGACCTCGCCGGTCGAGCGTGTGGTGTTCATGAAGGCGGCGCAGCTCGGCGCGACCGAGATGGGCTCGAACTGGATCGGCTACGTGATTCACCACGCGCCGGGGCCAATGATGGCGGTGTGGCCGACGGTGGAGATGGCCAAGCGCAACTCCAAGCAGCGCATTGACCCGCTCATCGAGGAGTCGCCCGCTCTGATCGAACTGATCGCCCCGGCCCGTTCACGCGACTCCGGCAACACCATCCTTGCCAAGGAGTTCCGTGGCGGTGTGCTGGTGATGACCGGGGCCAACAGCGCCGTGGGCCTGCGCTCAATGCCGGTGCGCTACTTGTTCCTCGACGAGGTGGACGGTTATCCCCCGGACGTCGAGGGCGAAGGCGATGCGATCTCACTGGCGGAGGCGCGAACGCGCACCTTTGCGCGACGCAAGATCTTCATCGTCTCGACGCCCACCATCTCGGGGGCGTCGGCTATCGAGCGCGAGTACGAGGCCAGCGACCAGCGCCGCTACTTTGTGCCGTGCCCGCATTGCTCGCACCGGCAGTGGCTGCGCTTCGAACAACTGCGATGGGACAAGGGCGCGCCGGAGACGGCGGCCTATGTCTGCGAATCCTGCGACACGGCGATTGCCGAACACCACAAGACGTGGATGTTGGAGCACGGCGAATGGCGCGCGATGGTGCCGGAGAACGGCGCCAAGACGGCGGGCTTTCACCTGTCATCGCTGTACAGCCCGGTGGGCTGGCGTTCCTGGCGCGACATCGCGGCCGCCTGGGAGAACGCGGTCAGCAAGGAATCCGGCTCGGCCGCCGCGATCAAGACCTTCAAGAACACCGAGCTCGGGGAGACCTGGGTCGAGGAAGGCGAAGCGCCCGACTGGCAGCGCCTGCTGGAGCGGCGCGAGGATTACCGCATCGGACGCGTTCCTGCGGGAGCGCTCATGCTGGTGGGCGGTGCCGACGTGCAGAGGGACCGCATCGAGGTGTCGGTCTGGGCTTTCGGGCGTGGCAAGGAGTCCTGGCTTGTCGAGCACCGCGTGCTGATGGGCGACACGGCGCGCGATACGGTGTGGAAGCGGCTCGGTGAGTTGATCGTCGAGACCTGGACCCACGAGTCGGGAGCCTCGATGCCTTTGGCCCGGTTCGCGCTCGACACCGGCTTCGCTACGCAGGAGGCCTACGCCTTCGTGCGTTCCTGTCGGGACCCGCGCGTCATGCCCGTCAAGGGTGTGCCGCGCGGCGCGGCGCTGATCGGGACGCCGACAGCGGTCGATGTCTCCCAGGCGGGCAAGAAGCTGCGCCGAGGCATCAAGGTGTTCTCGGTCGCCGTCGGCATCGCCAAGCGCGAGTTCTACAACAACCTGCGCAAGAGCGCGCTGGTGGCCGAGGACGGCACCACCGCGGCCTACCCGGCCGGCTTCGTCCATCTGCCGAAGATCGACGCGGAATTCATCCAGCAGCTCTGCTCCGAGCAACTGATCACGCGCCGCGACCGCAACGGCTTCCCGGTGCGCGAGTGGCAGAAGGTGCGCGAGCGCAACGAAGCGCTCGACTGCTACGTCTACGCCCGCGCTGCCGCAGCGGCGGCGGGGCTGGATCGCTTCGAGGAACGCCACTGGCGCGAGCTGGAGCGGCAACTCGGGTTGGAGCGGCCTCCGGATGAGCCGCCACCGATTCCTGCATTGAACCCTGACGAGGCCACCCGACGCGGTGGCCTCGCCGTTTCTGCAACCCCATCACGCCGGCGGGTCATCAAGAGCCGCTGGCTGTCCTGATTAGCCAAGGAGCATTCATGAGTCTTGCCTCCCGCATCGAGAGCCTGGTCGTCCGCGTGGCGCAGGAATTCAACGACGTCCGTGCGACGGCGGGGAATCTCGCCAACCTCACGACGGCCGACAAGTCGAACCTGGTCGCAGCCATCAACGAGCTCAAGGTCGCCGTGAGTGCGGCCACCAGCATCGATGACGCCCAAGTGGCGACGAGCACGACCTACTCGTCGAACAAGATCGTCGGATTGCTCGATGCGCTCAAGGCCGAAGTCCTGGGCGGCGCGGACGCGGCCTACGACACGCTGCTGGAGCTTCAGCAGGCCGTGCAGAGTGATCAGACCGGCATTGCAGCGGTGGCCGCTGCCATCGACAAGCGTGTGCGCTTCGATGCGGCACAGACGCTGACCGTCGAGGAGCAGTCGCAGGCGCGCGCCAACATCGGTGCGGCAGCGAGCGCCGATGTCGGCAACACCGAGACCGACTTCGTCGCGATCTTCGACGGGGCGCTCACCTGATGAGCCTTGCCTCCGGTATCGCCGCGCTGGCGGCGCGCATCGGCATCGAGGTCAAGACCAAGATCGATGCCACGCACCCGGGCCTCGCCCGGGCGTGGGTCTGCTTTGGCTACGTCGGCGGACAGGTCGTGATCCGGCGCGCGCACAACGTCGCGAGCGTCGTTCGCACGGCTGCTGGTCGCTACCGCGTGCGCTTTGCCGAGGCGATGCCCGATGCGAACTACTGCTGGACGGCGCTGGCTCGCAGCAGCGCCAACAGCGGCGCGCAGCGCGTGGTCATCGTGCGCGCGAGTTCCGATCTCAAGAACGAACAGTTCGTCGACATCTCGTGCGCGACGACAGCGACGGTTTTCGACGACTCCTCCGAAATCAACCTCGTGGTGTACCGCTGATGGCCTACACAGAAGCCCAACTCCAGGTCCTGGAGACCGCGCTCGCCAAAGGCGAACGCCGCGTGAGCTTCGGCGATAAGACGGTCGAGTACCGCTCGGTCGATGAGCTGAAGGCCGCGATCCGCGAGGTCAGGCGTGGCCTCCTGCAGCAAGCGGCCGAAACCGGCTTGTGGCCAGGCGCGCCGCGCCAGATCCGCGTGACCACCTCGAAGGGATTCTGATGGCCTGGTTCTCCAGAATCCGAAGCTTGTTCGGACAACCGCCGGTGCATGAGGCCGCAGGCCGTGGCCGTCGTGCGCTGGCCTGGATGCCCGGCAACCCGGGCGCGGTGGCCGCGATGCTGGCGACCAGCGCCGAGCTGCGCATCAAGAGCCGCGACCTCGTGCGCCGCAATGCGTGGGCGCAGGCTGGCATCGAGGCCTTCGTAGCCAACGCGGTCGGCACCGGCATCAAGCCGCAAAGCCTCTCGCCCGACGAGCGCTTCAAGGCCGAAGTGCAGGCGCTGTGGCGCGACTGGACCGAGGAAGCCGACGCTGCCGGGCAGACCGACTTCTACGGCCTGCAGGCACTGGCCTGCCGCGCGATGCTCGAAGGCGGCGAGTGCCTGATCCGGCTGCGGCCACGCCGCCTGGAAGATGGTCTGGTCGTGCCCCTGCAGCTCCAGTTGCTGGAGCCCGAGCACCTGCCGATCAGCCTCAACACCGATCTTCCTTCGGGCAACGTCGTGCGCTCCGGCATCGAGTTCGACAGCTTGGGACGGCGCCTAGCCTACCACCTGTATCGCTCGCATCCGGAGGACGGGCGTCTCGCGCCGATGTCAGGACAGGGTGGGATGGACACGGTGCGCGTCGATGCGCGCGAGATCATCCATCTGTACCGCGTCCTTCGCCCCGGCCAGATCCGGGGCGAACCCTGGCTTTCGCGGGCCCTGGTCAAGCTCAACGAACTCGATCAGTACGACGACGCCGAGCTGGTGCGCAAGAAGACCGCCGCGATGTTCGCCGGCTTCGTGACACGCCAGAACCCCGAGGACAACCTGATGGGCGAAGGGCCCGCCGATGGCGACGGCATCGCGCTCGCCGGGCTGGAGCCGGGCACGCTGCAGATCCTGGAGCCCGGCGAGGACATCAAGTTCTCCGATCCGGCCGATGTCGGCGGCTCGTACTCCGAGTTCCTGCGCACCCAGTTCCGCGCCGTGGCTGCCGCCATCGGCATCACCTACGAACAACTGACCGGCGACCTCACGGCCGTGAACTACTCGTCCATCCGCGCCGGGCTGCTGGAGTTCCGCCGCCGTTGCGAGATGGTGCAGCACTCGGTGCTGGTGCACCAGTTGTGCCGCCCGGTGTGGGCGTCATGGATGAAGCAGGCGGTGCTCGCAGGTGTGCTGGATGCGCCCGGCTTCGCACGCGGCGGGCCCGCACGACGTCGCCAGTACCTGCAGGTGAAGTGGATTCCGCAGGGCTGGCAGTGGGTCGATCCCGAGAAGGAGTTCAAGGCACTGCTGCTGGCGATGCGTGCGGGACTGATGAGCCGCTCGGAAGCGATCTCTGCCTTCGGCTACGACGCCGAGGACGTGGATCGCGAGATCGCCGCCGACAACCAGCGCGCCGATGACCTGGGCCTGATCTTCGACTCCGACCCGCGCCGCACCTCGAAGGACGGCGCGTCTTTGGCAAATGAGGCCGAGCCGCGCACCAACCAGAGCGATGCCGCGGCGTCGCCCGCCTGAAGGACTCCCATGACCCTGTTGCCGCATCTCGCGGCGCGCCTCTTCGGCGTGCCGCTGGCGATCCATCGCCCAAAACTGGACGTCATCCTGGCCGTGCTCGGCCCCCGCATCGGCGTTGCTGACCTCGCCGCGCCGACCGGATTCACGCCGCCCACGCGCGCCGCACCCGCCGCGAGGCAAAGGATCGCGGCCATCCCGATCCACGGCACGCTCGTAAGACGCACAGTCGGGCTGGAAGCCGAATCGGGCCTCACCAGCTACGCAGGACTCGCAGCCCAACTGGATGCGGCGGTCGCGAGTGCGCAGGTGAACGCCATCCTGCTCGACATCGACTCGCCGGGCGGTGAGTCGGGCGGCGTGTTCGATCTGGCGGATCGCATTCGCGCTGCGGCCGCCGTCAAGCCGGTCTGGGCCGTCGCCAACGACATGGCGTTCTCGGCCGCCTACGCCCTGGCCTCGGCCGCGAGCAAGGTCTTCGTCTCGCGCACGGGCGGCGTGGGCTCCATCGGCGTCATTGCGATGCACGTCGACCAGTCCGCGAAAGATGCGCAGGACGGCGTGCGCTACACGGCCGTCTTCGCCGGCGACCGGAAAAACGATCTCAACCCGCACGCGCCGATCTCTGACGAGGCGCAGGCGCTACTGCAGGCTGAGGTGAACCGCGTCTACGGGCTGTTTGTGAACACCGTCGCCCGCTATCGCGGCCTCGACGCGCGAGCCGTCGAAGCCACCGAAGCGGGCCTGTTCTTCGGCCACGACGCCGTGGCGGCCGGGCTCGCCGATGCCGTCGGCAGCTTCGACGACGCGCTGTCGCAGCTCACCGCATCGCTTTCCTCCTCCCCCGTATCCCAACGTGCTGCGGCCGCTGCGTCGGGGCCTTTCCTCAACCTCCCCACGGAGTCACCCATGAATGATCGAACCGACCCCGCTGCTGCTGATCGGCCTGCTGCTGATCCTGCTGGCAGTCCTCCCCAACCGGCGACCACCGCCATGACGGTGGCCGACGCCATCGAGATCGCGCAGACCTGCACGCTCGCAGGCCGCGCCGACCTGATCGCGGGCTTCCTTGAGGCCCGGACCCCCCCGGCCAAGGTGCGCGCTCAACTTCTGGCCGCACAGGCGGAAGCCGGCCCGGAAATCGTCACTCGCATCGCACCCGATGCCGCTGCATCCGCTGCCAACAACCCGCTGCTCGAGGCCGCAAAGCAGCTCGCGGCGAAGTCCGCGTCGCTGAAGAAGGAGATCTGAGATGCCCGTCTTTGTTGAATCGATGAACCTGGGGGATCTGCTCAAGTACGAAGCCCCGAACCTGTACTCGCGCGACCGCGTCACCGTGGCCGCCGGCCAGAACCTGCCGCTCGGCGCGGTGGTCGGCGTGGTTACCGCCACTGGCAAGGTCAAACAGATCGATCCGTCGGCTACCGATGGCAGCCAGGTCGCCGCCGGCGTCCTCATGCAACGGTGTGATGCGGCGCTGGCCGAGCGTGACGACGGCCTGATCGTGGCACGTCACGCCATCGTCTTCGACCACGCGCTGCAGTGGCCGACCGGCATCACAACCGCCGAGCAGCAGGCCGCCATCGCTCAGCTCAAGGCGCTGGGCATCCTCGTTCGCCAGGGAGTCTGACCATGCAGAACATCTTCGAGAATCCCGCCTTCTCGATGTCGGCGCTCACCGCCGCCATCAACCTGCTGCCCAACAACTACGACCGCCTCGGCGCGATGGGGCTCTTCGTGGACAAGCCGCAGCGCTTCCGCTCGGTCGTCGTCGAGGAGCAGAACGGCGTGCTCACGCTGCTGCCAACCATGCCGCCGGGCTCTCCCGGCACCGTGGGCGTGCGAGGCAAGCGCAAGGTGCGCTCGTTCACCATTCCCCACATCCCGCACGACGACGTGATCCTGCCCGAGGAGGTCCAGGGCATCCGCGCCTTCGGCTCCGAGACGGAGCTGCAGACCGTGGCCGGCGTGATGGCGCAGCACCTGCAGACCATGCGCAACAAGCACGCGATCACGCTGGAGCACCTGCGCTTCGGCGCGCTCAAGGGCCAGATCCTCGATGCCGATGGCAGCGTGATCTACGACCTCTACAACGAGTTCGAGATCACGCCCAAGACTTTTACCTTCGACATCGCCGATCCGGCCAGCGGCTTCGACGTCAAGAAGGCCTGTCTGGACGTCATCCGCTACGTCGAGGACAACCTGCAGGGCGAGCGGATGAGCGGCCTGCACGCCTTCGTGGGCGAGGACTTCTTCGACGCCCTGACCGGCCACGACGAGGTGAAGACTGCCTACGACCGCTGGCAGGACGGGCAGGCGCTACGCACCGACATGCGCACTGGCTTCACCTTCGCCGGCATCACGTTCGAGGAGCATCGCGGCCGCGCCGTCGCGCCCGGCAATGCAGTGCGCCGCTTCATCGAGCCTGACGAAGGCCATGCGTTCCCGCTGGGCACGATGGATACCTTCGCGACCTACTACGCGCCGGCGGACTTCAACGAGACCGCGAACACCGTGGCGCTGCCGCTCTACGCGAAGCAGGAGCCGCGCAAGTTCGACCGGGGCACCGATCTGCACACGCAGGCCAATCCACTGCCGCTGTGCCATCGCCCGGCGCTGCTGGTCAAGCTCGTCATGGGTGGCGCATGAGTCTGGTGGAGCAGATCTACGACGCAGCCGCCCATGCGGGCTTGCTGAAGGAATGCGTTTGGCGTCCGTCCAATGGCTCGCCATCGCAGCAACACCCAGTCGGCTTCTCGGCGCCCGACGACACGCTGCTCGACGGACTGGCCGTGGGCGCGGACTACGCGATGACCTATCCCGCGTCGGCGTTCGCCGGGCTTGCAGAGCGCGAGCCGGTGGAGATCGACGGCGTGACGTACCTGGTACGTGAGACCCGGGCCGTGGGCGACGGCTCGGAGATGCGCGCCAGGCTCACGAGGGTCTGACGCGATGGCAGCCAACTCGATCCGCGAGCGGATTCTGTTCGCGGTGGTGGCGGCTGTCCGGCCCGCGGCCGAGGGGCTCGGAGCCACAGTCCACCGTTCGCCCACGGTGGCCATCAGCCGCGAGCAATCGCCGGCCCTGGTGGTGTTCCCGGAAGTCGACGCCATCACCGAACGTGCCAACGACCGCGTGACGCGCGATCTGACGATCCGCATCGTTGCCGTGGTCCGGGCCATTCCACCGGCGGTGCCGGAGACGGAAGCGGACCGGCTGCTCACGGCAGCCCATGCCGCGCTGATGGCGGACGTGAACCTCGGCGGCCTCGCCTTGAGCATCGAGGAGCAGGAATGCGAGTGGGAGATCGAGGATGCCGACGCGGTCGCCGCAATCATCCCGGCGCGCTATCGCGTGATCTACCGGACCTTGGCACGTGACCTTTCGACCCAGGGCTGACCCATGACCGCACAACCGATTCGCCTGGTGCTGACGCGCCCGCATACCCACGCCGGTCAGGACTTCAAAGCGGGCGACCGCATCGATGTCCCGCCGAGCACGGCCGAGTGGCTCCTCGCCAACGGTATCGCCCGCCGAGACAGAGATGTCGAGCCCCCACGGACTGACCCAGAACCGAAATCTATTCAACGCAAGGAACCCAAGCCATGAGCACCTACGCCTCCTTCCAGGGCCGCGTCTTCCTCGGCAAGCGCGACGCGGCCGGCCTGCCCATCGAAGTGCGCTCGCCCGGCAACGTGGCCGAGCTGAAGCTTTCGCTCAAGACCGACGTGCTGGAGCACTACGAGAGCCAGACCGGCCAGCGGACGCTGGACCACCGGATGGTCAAGCAGAAGTCGGCCACCGTGAACCTGACCATCGAGGAGTTCACCAAGGAAAACCTCGCACTGGCCCTGTACGGCAATCACGTCACCGGCACCAATGGCACCGTGACCGACGAGCCCGTGGGTGGCGCCGCGCCGATGGTGGGCGACCGCTACTTCCTTGCCCACCCCAAGGTGTCGTCGCTGGTGGTAACGGACTCGGCCACTGCGCCGACCACGCTGACGCTCGGCACCCACTACACCGCCGATGTGGACTTCGGTGCCCTCCAATTTCTGGAGGTCACCGGCTTCACGCCGCCGTTCAAGGCGAGTTACGCGTTCGGCATCACCACCGAGATCGGAATCTTCACGCAGGCGCTGCCCGAGCGCTATTTGCGCCTGGAGGGCATCAACACCGCGCAGGGTAACGCCAAGGTGCTGGTCGAGCTCTACCGAGTCGCGTTCGATCCACTCAAGGAGATCTCCTTCATCTCGGACGAGTACAACAAGTTCGAGCTGGAGGGCTCGCTCCTGGCCGACAGCACCAAGCCCTTTGACGCGGTCCTCGGCCAATTCGGCCGCATCGTTCAACTTTGATCGGAGTGAGCCATGAGCGATCTGGACACCCTGATCCCGCAGTCCGTCGAGCTGGTCATCGACGGCGAGCCACTGGCCATCAAACCACTGAAGGTCGGGCAGATGCCGTCCTTCCTGCGCGCGATCACTCCGGTGATGCAGCGGCTCACCGGTGGCGAAATCGACTGGTTGGCCCTGTTTGGCGAACGCGGAGACGACCTGCTGTCGGCCATCGCCATCGCGGTAGGCAAGCCGCGCGCATGGGTCGACGAGCTGGCAGCCGATGAAGCGATCCTCCTGGCTGCCAAGGTCCTCGAGGTGAACGCCGATTTTTTTACCCGGACGGTGATCCCCAGGATCGACGGTCTGTTCGCGAGGGTCACCGCAGTTCAGGCGAAGGCGGCTGGTTCGACACCATCCAACACCTGATCGAACACGGTCACCGACTACCCGACATCCTCGACTACACCCTGGCGCAAGTGCGCAGCTTCGTTGCCGCCACGGCAAGAAGCGACGCGGCCTGCGATGCGCGGCTCCTGTCGCTCATTGCGATTGGTACGCGCGGCGATGCGCGCCACCTCGACCAGACTCTCGACCGGCTCACCGACCATGCGCATCTCCGTCCGCATCGATAGCGCCGCCGCGCGAGCGCAATTGCGCCGGTGGGGTGGCGAGTTCCGCGACAAGGTCAAGAAGGCGGTCGCGCGGGCCATCGCGGGCGAGGCGACGGAACTCAAGCAGGACGTACGCGGCCACGTCGCAGGCCAGATGGCGGTCGTCAAGAGAGCCTTCCTGAAGGGCTTCACCGCCAAGGTGCTGGACCGCGATCCGAAGCGCTTGCCCGCACTCTATGTGGGCTCGCGCATTCTGTGGTCGGGGATGCACGAGCGCGGCGGCCTGATCGCCGGCCGGCTGCTGATCCCGCTGCACGGGCGGGTCGGCAGGAAACGCTTCAAGGCCCAGATCGCCCAGCTGATGCGAGGTGGCAATGCCTATTTCATCAAGAACGCGAAGGGAAACATCGTCCTGATGGCCGAGAACATCAAGGAGCACGACCGCGTGCTTTCGGGATTCAAGCGCCGCTATCGCAAGGCCGAGAGCGTCAAGCGCATCAAGCGTGGCGCGGACGTGCCCATCGCCGTGCTGGTGCCCAAGGTCGTGCTCAAGAAGCGCCTCGACGTCGAGCGTCTGGTCGGGGGCCGCATCCCGCGTCTGGCGGCGGGCATCGAGCGCCAGATCCGCACGTTGGATTGACCGATGGCGAACCGAATCTCCGTACTCGTTGCGCTCGAAGGCGCCGACGAGGGGCTCAAGCGCGCCATCACGTCCGCCGAGCGCAGCCTGGGCGAACTGTCGTCCACCGCCAAGACCGCTGGTGCCAAGGCCGCCGCCGGCATGGCCGAGGTGAAGGCCGGGGTGTCGGCCTTTGGCGATCAGGTGGCGAAGGCCAGGACGCAGCTATTGGCCTTCCTGTCCATCAACTGGGCGGCGGGCAAGGTGCAGGAGATCGTCCAGATCGCCGACGCCTGGAACATGATGTCGGCGCGCCTGAAGCTGGCAACCGCCGGCCAGCGCGAGTACACCGTCGCGCAGAAGGAACTATTCGCCATCGCGCAGCGCAGCGGCTTAGCCGTCCAGGAAACCGCCACGCTGTACGGCAAGCTGCAGCAGGCGGTGCGGATGCTGGGTGGCGAGCAGAAGGACGCGCTCACCATCACCGAGAGCATCTCGCAGGCCCTGCGCCTCTCGGGTGCATCGGCCACCGAGGCGCAGTCCTCCCTGTTGCAGTTCGGGCAGGCGCTCGCCTCCGGCGTGCTGCGCGGCGAGGAATTCAACTCGGTCGTCGAGAACAGTCCGCGGCTCGCCCAGGCACTGGCCGATGGCCTGAACGTGCCCATCGGTCGTCTGCGCAAGCTCGCCGAGGAAGGGCGGCTCACCGCCGATGTGGTGGTCAATGCGCTGCTGTCGCAGAAGGATAAGCTCGCCGCCGAGTACGCGCAGCTACCGCAAACCGTCGGTCAGGCCTTTACGCGCTTGTCCAACGCCTTCGGGCAGTGGATCAGCCGCCTCGACGAGTCCACTGGCTTCACCAAGAAGCTCGCCGAGACGCTGACTTGGCTCGCCCAGAACCTGGACACGGTGATGCAGTGGTTGAAGCGCATCGCCGAGGTCGGGCTCGCGGTGCTGATCTACCGCCTGATACCGGCGCTGATCACCGCGTGGCAGACGGCGGGCGCCGCAGCCGTCGCGGCGGCGAATGCCACGGCTGCGGCATGGGCGACCGCCAACTTCTCCGTGTCGGCGGCCGTGGCCAGCGTGGGCTTGCTCAAGACGGCGTTCGCAGTGCTCGGAGCCTTCCTCGTCGGCTGGGAGATTGGCACGTGGCTGTCGGAGAAGTTCGAGATCGTCCGCAAGGCCGGCATCTTCATGGTCGAAGTGCTGGTCAAGGGCATCGAGCAGCTGCGCTACCGCTGGGAGATCTTCGCCGCCGTCTTCACCTCGGACACCATCGCCGAGGCCACCAAGCGCCACGAGGCGCGGCTCGCGGAGATGAACCGCATCTTCGCCGAGATGTACGCCGACGCCTCCAAGGGATCGGAAGCTGCAAAGGGCGCGATGAACACTGCCGCCACGACGGCCGAGGAAATCGCCAAGCGGCTGGAGGCCGTGCGCCAGGGCACGCAGGAGGCGGTCGGTCGCGGCATCGAGGCGGTCCATACCGCGCTGGAGAAACTCAAGTCCCGGCTCGGCGAGGTCGAGCAGGCGGTGGGCAAGGCCAACCAGACGGTCAACGACGCGACCGCGAAGATGGCCGAAGCCTACAAGGGGTTGACAGCCATCGTCGAGGCGAACCTGCAGCGGCAGATCGAGGCGGTCAAGGCGCGCTTCCAGCAGGAACAGGCGGCGCTGGAAACCTCCAAGCAGTCCGAGGCGGCCCTGATCACGAAGTCGACGCAGCTGCTGACCGAGGCGCTGACGCAGCAGAGCACGTTGCGCCGCCAGGCCACGGCCGAGACGCTGAAGCTGATCGACGATGAGTCGCGCGCCCGCATCGAAGCCGCGCGCCGTCAAGGCCAGACCGAGGCCGAGCGCGCGGCGAACGTGCAGCGCGTCGAGAACGAGATCCTGGCCACCAAGCGGCAGACCCTGGCGCAGGCGCTCTCAGAGTACCGTCAGCACATCGACGCGCTCAACGCCGAGGCCAATCGGCATCTGGCCGAGATCAAGCGCATTGAGGAGGAGAAGCGTCAGCTTTCGATGACGACAGAGGAGCGCATCCGCGACATCCGTCGTCAGGGGATGAGCGACTTCGAGGCCACCGAGGACCGGAAGCGCCAGATCGCCGAATACCAGGAGAAGGCACGCGAGGCGCTGGCCAACGGCGAATTCGATCTGGCCCGGCAACTGGCGCAGAAAGCGATGGACCTCGCCGCTCAAGTGGCCAGCAACCAAACCAGCGAGGCCAAGCGCGCCGAAGAGGCCCGCAAGCAGTCCGAGCAGGCGGTGTCGCAGGTCACGCAGCTCGAAGCACAGGCGCGCGAGGCCTATCGCAAGCAGGAGTACGCGCAAGCCGAGGCGCTGATGCGTCAGGCCGAGCAACTGCGCGCCGAGCTCGCGCAGAAGGCCAAGGACGCGGATTCGCAGATCGCCCAGGGCAAGCAAGGCGTGGCCGACGCCATTGATCGCATCCGCCAGTCCGAGGAAATCCTCAACCAGACGCTCGACGCCGAGGCCAAGGCACACAAGACCGCAGCCCAATCGGCGCTGTCAGCGCGCGAGGAGATCCAGCGCACCCTGAACGAGACATCGCGCCAGATCGACGACATCACGGCCAAGCTCGCCCAGGGGCTGAAGGTCACGCTGGAGGCCGATGCCACGCGCTTCAACCAGGCCATCGCCGACCTCGACAAAGCCCTGGCGGAGAAGGAGTACCTGCTCAAGATCCAAGCCGATCTGCAGGATGCCGAGAAGAAGCTGCAGCAGTACGAGCAGCTGCTGAAGGAAGGCAAGACGCTGCCGGTCGATGCCGACGTGTCGAAGGCGAAGGAGGCCCTGGACCTGCTCAAGACCTACGCCGACCAGAACTCGCAGTTCGAGCTCAAGGTGGCGACCGAGAAGGCGCAAGCCGCCATCACCAATGTCGAGAGCCAGATTCGCGCGCTGGACCGCATCCAGACCGAGTCCCGGCACCAGGTGGCCAGCAACGTCGATGCGGTGCGTGCCGAGATCCAGAGTCTCAACGGCATGAACACGTCGAGCACGCACACGATCTATGTGCAGCGAGTCGAAACCAACGCCACGGGCGGTCTGGTGGGCGGTGGCGTGCGGCGCTTCGGCGAGGGCGGCGCGGTGGCTCCGGCCTTTCCCCGGATGGCCAGCGGTACGGTGCCCGGCTCCGGCCACCACGACACGGTCCCGCGCACCCTGGACGCCGGTGCCTTCGTCATCCGCAAGGCGGCCGTGCAGAAGTACGGCAGCGGCACGCTGTCGCGCCTGGCGAATGGCGTGGCGCGATTCGCATCCGGTGGCTTTGTGTCGCTCCGCCGAGGCTTAGGCTTTGGCGCCCGCATCGCAGGTGGCGAAGCCGATGATGGTTCTGGCGGCAGCAAGCGAAACCGCGAAGCGGTCGAGGCGCTGAAGATGATCGAGCTCGGCCTGCAGGGCATGAACGAGTACACCGGCTGGCTGGAGTGGAACTACGGTGCCTCGGTCAGTCTGGACATGCGTCGCAAGACGATGGAGAGCTACGGCAAGCAGGCGCAGGAGGACCGGCGCGCGCTGGAGGGATTCATCAACCGCAAGACGCTGACCGGCAACGAGCGCCAGGCGCTGGAGCGCATCAAGCAGACATGGCGTCAGGCGATGGCCCAGCCGCTGCTGTGGGGCAAAGACCTGGAGCGCGAGCTGATCGACTACATGGAGCAGCACCAGGGCGAGTTCTACCGGCGCGGCGGCCTTTCGAAGTCGGACACCGTTCCAGCGATGCTCACACCCGGCGAGTTCGTCGTGAATAAGGAGGCGGTCGCCCGCTACGGCGCTGGCTTGTTCGAGGCGATCAACAACCTGTCCGCACCCGCGCAGGCCCTGGCTGGTCGCGCGCTGACTGGCGTGCAGGGCTTCGCCACCGGCGGGCTGGTGCAACCCGCCGGATCGCGCATCACTCGCCCGGTGCTGCCAAGCGAAGGTGGCTCCACCCGCACCGTGCGGGTGGAGCTTTCGGCCGGCGACCGCAAGGTCAACGCCACCATCGACGCGCGTGACGAAACGCGCCTGCTGCAACTTCTCGACGCCGCCCGCACCCGGACGGCTTGACCCCATCCCGATGCAACTGAAGAACCTCGCGGACGAGGTGGCCTTGCTGCTGCCCGACGATCTGCTGTGGACCGACGAGCACGCCTGGTCACCGGCCGTGGCCTCGACGTCCTATCTCATTACCGGTGCCTTGCTGATCCAGTCCGCGCTCCGGCAGGCGGGGCGTCCGATCACGCTGGTGGGCGCGCCCGACATGGCGTGGGTGACGCGTGCCACGGTGGAGCAACTGCGCGCCTGGGCCGCAATCCCGGTGAGCGCTGCCTCCGGGCGCTTCGCTTTGACCTTCGCCGATGGGCGCGCCTTCACGGTCGCCTTCCGCCACGGCGACACACCCATCGAGAGCGAGCCGGTGCTGGGCATCCCGGCCCGATCCGGCGGTGACTTCTACCGCCTCACCCTGCGATTCCTGGAGATCTGACCATGCCCATTCAATCGGGCGACGTGAAGCTGCTCAAGTCCGCCGTCATGGCGGACGTGCCGGAGGGCGGTGGTGCGCCGACCGGCAACACCATCGCGGACGGCGTCTCGAACGCCATCTTTCCGGACATCTCGGAGCTCGACCGCGCGGGCGGCCGCGTCAATCTGCGCAAGACCTTCGTCTCGGTGCAGACCGATGACACCGACACCTACTTTGGCGCCAACGTCATCGTGGCCGAGCCGCCGAAAGACGCGCGGGTCAGCGTGACGCTCTTCAGCACGGAGCGCACCTTCGACAACCGCGAGCAGGCGCAACTGCGCATCGAGGCCTACCTCAACAAGGGGCCGGAGTGGGCCGGGTATCTGTTCGAGAACCACATCGCCGGCCAGCGCGTGATCCAGCTATTCCAGCGCACCACCGACACCGTGCCGAACGTCGGTCAGACGCTGGTGCTGATCGAAAACGAAGGTCAGCCGACGCAGAAGGAGCAGTACGTACGTGCCACCGCCGTCTCGGTGGTGGAGCGCACCTTCACCTACGACGGGGACAAGGACTACAAGGCCGCCGTCGTCACCGTCGACATCAGCGACGCACTGCGCTACGACTTCACCGGCTCGCCGGCCAGCCGCACCTTCACCCGCGCGGCGAACGGCACCAAGGTGCGCGACACCGTGGTGGCCGACGCCGGCACCTATGTCGGCGTCGTGCCGCTGACCCAAGCGGCCGCCGTCGGCGACTTCACGATCAAGGGCGCGTCGATCTACACACAACTCGTGCCCAGCGCGCAGACCGAGACGCCCATCTCCTTCGTGCCGCCGTATGCGGCCGCCGGATTGCCGGTGCCGGGGGCCGTGGCTGTGAGCTACTCGGCGAACCACGCCTGGACGCCCAGCATCAAGTTCAACCTGCCGGGCGGCTGCCTGCCGGGCTCGCTCACGCTGCAGACCGACGGCATCACGATCTTCGACGACGCGGGCCTGCTCAAGACTGCGAGCGGCACGATCGGCACCATCGACTACGCCAACGGCATCCTGGCGCTCAATGCGGGCTCGATGTCGAACGCCAAGGCGGTCACCTACACGCCGGCCGCGCATATCCTGCGTGCGCCGCAAAGCTCGGAGATCCCCGTCACGCCGGAGTCGAGGAGCCAGTCCTACGTCGGCACGGTGACGCCGGTTCCGCAGCCCGGCACGCTGTCCATCAGCTACATGGCACAGGGGCGTTGGTACGTGCTGTCGGATGCCGGCAACGGCACGCTCAAGGGGCTGGACGCGAGCTATGGCGCCGGCACCGTCAACCGCAATACCGGCGCATTCGTCGTGACCCTCGGCGCGCTGCCCGACGTGGGCTCCTCACTCATCCTCACCTGGAACGTACCGACGCAGGAAACGCAGCAGCCCCAGGTCACGCTCAAAGCGTCGCAGACGCTGGTCTTGAGCCCGCCCGAAGGCAAGGCGGTGCAGCCGGGCTCGCTGACGGTGAGCTGGGAATACACCGGCACCAAGACGGCAACGGCCGCCACCAACGGCGTGCTGTCGGGCGCAGCGACCGGCGTCTTGCGCATCGCCAGCAACCGCCTCGAGTTCGCGCCAAACGTGCTGCCTTCGCCGGGGACGCAGCTCACGGTCAGCTATGTCGCGGGCCCTAAGCAGGAGGATGCGTTCGCCCATCCCTCACGCAATGGCGCGGGCCTGGTCCCGGTCACGGCGAGCCTCGGCTCCATCGAGCCGGGTTCGCTGGAGGTGGAGTGGAACACGCTGACCGACACCGCCGTGCTGGGCGCCTACACCCTGGCGCAACTGCTGGAGATGGGCGTGGCGGGCGCATGGCGCGACCCGACCCAGATCGCGCGGGACGATGGCGCCGGTCACGTCTTGCTCAATGGCAGCAGCATCGGCACGGTCGACTATGCGACCGGGCAGGTGGCATTCAACCCCGACGTCACGGTGCTGATCCCGCGTCCGGTCTACACCGCCGCCGCCATCAACGGCACGGGCCGCTGGCGCTTGAACTACCGGGGCCTCGCCTACGTCGAGGCGCCGTCGCTGTACCCGAATGACGAGTCGGGCTACGTGAAGCTGCGCTACAACAGCGCCGGCTCGACGAGCAGCGTGACGGAAACCTTCCAGTTCGCGCCCTCGTTCAAGCTGGTGACCGGTGTCACGGCGCAAATCGTCCCCGGCTCGGTGCTGCTCACCCTGCCAGGAGCGCTCCCCTGGGGTGACAACGGCCAGGGCAGCTTGCGCGAATTCACCACCAGCGGCTGGGTGACGCGGGGGACGATCAACTACCTGTCCGGGGACGTGACGCTCAATTCCTGGCCGGCAGGCGCGAGCAACGCCATCGGCCGCGCCAGCTGCGTCACCACAGTCGGCGAGAACGTGTCCAGCGAGTACGTGTTCCGTACCGGTGCGGCACCTTTGCGCCCAGGGTCGCTCTCGATCCAGTACGTACGGGCGGTCGGCGGCACCCAGACGGTCACGGCGGGCATCGACGGCAAGATCCAGGCAACCGGCATCACCGGCAGCGTAGACTACGAGAACGGCCTGGTGCGCGTGCGCTTTGGCAGCTTCGTGACCGCCGCCGGCAACGAGAGCGAGCCCTGGTACTCCGCCGACCGTGTGGGCAGCGACGGCAAGATCTTCCGGCCGGAGCCGGTCGCAGCGTCCACCGTCCGCTACAGCGCGGTCGCCTACAGCTACCTGCCGCTCGACGCCGACCTGCTCGGCATCGACCCGGTGCGGCTGCCCAGCGACGGGCGCGTTCCGATCTTCCGCCCCGGCGGCTTCGCCGTCGTGGGCCACACCGGAAAGATCACTGCACCGGTGGCCAACGGGCAGACCATCAACTGTGGGCGCGTGCGCCTGTCCCGCGTGCGCGTGGTCGGCCACGACGGCACGGTGATCCACAGCGGCTACACGACCGACCTGGAAGCGGGCACCGTCAGCTTCAACAACGTGACGGGCTACAGCCAGCCGGTGACCATCGAGCACCGCATCGAGGACATGGCGGTGGTGCGCGACGTCCAGATCAACGGCGAGATCAGCTTCACCCGCGCGCTCACGCACGAATACCCCGTCGCCACGGCGGGCGACCCCGCCTCTGGCAGCTACGTGTCCAGCGCGCTCATCGCCGGCGATCTGTTCGCCCGGGTGAGCCTGGTGTTCGACCAGGCAACCTGGAACGGCGCTTGGGTCGATGCGCTGTCAGGCAGCGCGGCCACGGCGACCTTTAACAACACCCAATACCCGATCCGCGTCACCAACCGGGGCGCCGTCACCGAGCGCTGGGTGGTGCGCTTCACGAACAGCACCGCCTTCGAGGTCATCGGCGAGAACGTCGGCGTCATCGCCACCGGCAACACCAGCAGCGATTGCGCGCCAAACAACCCGGCCACCGGCGTTCCCTACTTCCACCTGCCCGCGCTCGGCTGGGGCAGCGGCTGGGCGACCGGCAACGTGCTGCGCTTCAACACCATCGGGGCGCAGTTCCCGGTGTGGGTGGTGCGCACCGTGCAGCAGGGCCCCGAATCGGTGCCTGACGACAACTTCACGTTGCTGATCCGCGGCGACGTGGACACCCCCTGACTCCGCAGACTGGAACCAACGACATGCCCGATCTCTCCGTCAAGTACTTCAACAGCGGCATGGCCGGCGCCCCGCAGATCTCGAATAACTGGGGCGACCTGGTGAGCATGCTCGACGCCTGCCTGGTCAACGGCTTCGCGCTGAAAGCCATCGACACGCTGACCTCGGCAGGTGGCATCGCCACGGCCACCATTTCCTCCGGTCATGCCTACCGCCCGGACCAGGTCGTCCTCATCGCGGGCGCCGAGCAGCCCGAGTACAACGGGCAGTTCCGTGTGCTGACGACGACCGCGACCACCTTCACCTACGCGGTGACTGGCACGCCCGCGTCGCCGGCCACGACCACGACGAGCCTGTCCGCGAAGGTGGCGCCTTTGGGATGGGAAAAGCCGTTCGCGGGCACGAACAAGGCGTCCTACCGGAGCAAGAACCCGCAGTCGCCCCAGAACATCCTGCTGGTCGACGACAGCCTCAAGACGCCCGGCTACACCACGTCGTGGGCAAAATGGGCCAACGTCGGGATCGTGGAGGACCTGGCCGACATCGACACCATCGTCGGGGCGCAGGCTCCCTACGACCCGAACAACCCGACGCAGAACTGGAAGCAGGTCACCGCGAACCAGTGGGGCTGGTACAAGTGGTACCACGCACGCCAGACCGGGTACGACGTCTACGGCGACAGCGGCGGCGGCAACCGCAACTGGGTGCTGATCGGCGACGACCGGCTGTTCTTTCTCTTCTGCACCCACGCCGCCGGCTTCAACTGGTACGGCCGCAGCTGCTACTGCTTCGGCGACATCACGAGCTTCAAGCCCGGCGACAACTACGCCACCGTGCTCGCCGCCCATGACCTCTACTGGAGCAACAACAACCAGTACATGAGCTACCCCAGCGAGTACGGGGGCACGTCGCTGATCGCGTCCCTGGACTTCTCCGGACATGTGCTGCTGCGCAACCACACCCAGCTCGGCAACCCGGTGCGGTGGGCGGCGACCTCGCTCAACACCAACAACGGCCAGCAGATCTGCGGCCGCGGCCCGATGCCGTTCCCCAACGGCGCCGACTACAGCCTGTGGCTGCTGCCCACCTACGTGCGGCAGGAGGACGGCCACATGCGCGGCCTGATGCCCGGGATGTACTGGATGCCGCAGGACCGCCCCTACAGCGACCAGACCATCGTCGACAACGTGGTCGGCCAGACCGGCAAGCGATTCCTGTTGGTGCGCACCCAATACAGCTCGGAGACCGAAGGCGCGCAGGTGGCCTTCGACATCACCGGTCCGTGGAGGTGAGGTGTGGGATACCCGCTCTACGACACCTTTGCCAGCGCGCCGGCGGCCGGCTACACGAGCGTGCTGGGCGGCATGTCCGCCGTGTACAACGCGGCGCAGCAGGCCATCGACCTGTCGGCGCCGAACAGCCAGTCGATCCTGCGCTTCAACGAAACCGCGCACGGCGATTTCTGGTTCGAGGCCGATGTCGAGCTGCTGACCGACCCCGGCAACCGCAAGCACATCGGCCTGTGGATGACCACCGGCAACGGCGCCGAGGGCTACCGGTTCGCCCACCTCGACGGCGGCTGGGGTGTATCCAGGTGGAACAGCGGTTTCGGCGACGGGGCCGGGGTGACCGGTGGCGTCAACGACGGCGCAAAGCCCATCGCCGGCGTGGCCGACGTGGCGCCGACCTTCAACGTCGGCCAGCGCATGACGCTGCGCTGCGAGGTGATCGTCGGCGCGTTCGACGCGAACGGCGTGCCGTGGGCGCGCTTGATCCAGTTCAAGGCCGGTGGCGTGCTGCTGTTCCAAGTCAGTGACGCGGCCTATCGGGGCAAGCTGATTCCCGGTGTGTTCCTGTACGGCGCGACGGCGCGAGTTCATGCCATCGCGGGCGACACGCCATCCGGCCTGGCGGCGTTTCCGGGGACGGTGGCGGTGAACGCCGCCGATGACCTGCTGCCGCTGGCAGGAGGGCCGACCTCGATCCTGTCCGACCCGGCGTCGCCGATCGGCGTCGCGGCGGACTGCGACCTGATGCGCCAGCACAGCCCGGCCTCGGATCTCTGGAGCAGACCGGGCGGTTACGACCGCGACTTCCACCCCATCCCATCCACAAGAAAGGACATCCACTTCAGCGGCCGCGGCGTGATCGCCGGTACCGTCAAGGAGAAGGGCCAGCCCGATCAGCCGCTCGTGCGCCGTGTGCAGCTCATCAGCGAGAACGCCAACGTCCTGGTCGCCGAGACCTGGAGCGATGCTGCCGGCAACTACCGCTTCGAGTTCATCGACCCGGCGCAGCGCTACACCGTGGTGAGCTACGACTACAAGCATCTGTACCGCGCCGTGATCGCGGACAACCTGAAACCCGAGCTGCTGCCATGACCGTTGCGATCACCGTCGAACACAACGAGGCGCGGCTGGCTGGCACGCTGGCCTTCCTCGACGCCGGCCCGGAGCCGGCGCGGCTGCGCATCTACGGCGGCACGCGGCCAGCAACGCCCGCCACGACGCCGGCCAGCGCGATGCTCGTAGAGATCCGTCTCACCAAGCCTGCGGGCACTATTCTCGATGGGCTGCTCACGCTCTCGCAGCAGGAGGACGGGCTGATCACGGCCACCGGCGTGGCCACCTGGGCGCGGCTGGTCAACGGCAACGACGTGACCGCGCTCGATCTCGATTGCAGCGGTACGGACGGCAATGGTGACGTGAAGCTCGCCTCCACCGCGCTGTACCTTGGCGGCGATGCCCGGATGGTGTCGGCGATCCTGGGGTAGGCCGTGGCAGCCCCCGAGTCTCAGCAGACCGACCTGCTGTTCAACCGCGCGGCCGCCACAGACGCCAACCTGCTGTTCGGGGCCGACTACGTCCCTCCGCGCAACGACCTGAGCGTCGCCGCCACCCTGCCGGTCCCGGCGGTCGCGATCACGTTCATCCCCCCGGCCCGGTTCGAGTTGCTGGCGGCGCTGCCGGGCCTGAGCGTGCGCACGCTGGTGCTGCGCCCGAGCGTGCCGCTCACGCAGGGCGCGAGCCTGCCCGGGGTCGTGTTCACCGGCGAGGTGCGGTACTACTCGCGCACGCAGCGGCCCACGGTCGGCGAGACGCGGCACGCCTGGCAAGCCACGCGAGCGAGGGAGGAGGGCCCCACGCAGCCCCAGCAGCACGCACGGGCGACGCCTGCAGGCTGGAGCGGTCTCTGGCAAGGCGCCGCAGGCGCGCCGGAAGGCATTGCGCATCGCCTGCCGCCCGTGCTGCAGGCGGCACACCAGCAGCGCCGCACGGGTCACCAGGAGGCGTTGCGCCTGAGGGATGCGACCCGGCTGTCGCACCAGGATGGCAGTCCGCTTGGGCTCGTCCGGTTCGCCGTGTTCGAAGGCGCAATCGGCCTGCGACGCACCACTGGGTTCCGCCACCAGGACGGCGACCGCACCAAACGTGCAGGGCGCGCGAGCGACTGGCAAGGCGCGCGCTTCCTGGCTCAGCACCAAGGCTCGGACCATCAGAGCGCCACGCCCTGTCCGAAAGGATGGCGCGGGCGGTTCCAGGAGGCGAGGCGGCCGCCGCCCGGGATCAGCCTGCTGGTGGTTCCGCAGCCGCCGCAGCCGGAGCCGTGCTACGTGCCGAGCCCGCATCTGCGGTTCGCCGGCTTAGCGGTCTCGCAAGGCGACCTGCTGTTTGTCTGTGAGCACTTCGTCGATCCGCCACCGCCCGATCGGCAGACGGTGCTTGTCCCCGTTCGGAGGGTGTACTTCGTGATCAACAACGTGAGCCTGCACCGGGTGCCGGATGGCGCCGAGGTGCCGATGTTCGGCCTGTCGTTGTCCCTCGATGCGTCGTCCTGGGCCTGGGGCTTTGAGGCCCAACTGCCGGCGAGGGCGGAACCGATGGTCGTGCCGGGAAGTAGCGCCGGGCCGGTCGAGCTGATCGCCACGGTCAACGGCACCGACTTCCGCGTTCTCGCCGAGAACATCAGCCGCGAGCGCAGCTTCGGCGAGACCACTATCCACGTCACCGGGCGCGGACACAACGCCGTGCTGGCCGCGCCGTACGCGCCGGTGATGACCTTCTCGAACACGGAAGGCCGCACTGCGCGGCAGCTGATGGACGATGTGCTCACGCTCAACGGCATCCCGCTGGGGTGGGCCGTCGATTGGGGGCTCGCCGACTGGAACGTGCCGGCTGGCGCCTTCGCCCGCCAGGGCACGTGGATCGAGGCGCTGGCCGGCATCGCCGGCGCGGCAGGCGGCTACCTGCTGCCGCACGCTTCCACCCACACGCTGCGGGTTCGGCACCGATATCCCGTGGCGCCGTGGGAATGGGGCACCGTTACGCCCGACTACGTGTTGCCGGTCGACGCCGTCGCCCGGGAGTCGCTGCGCTGGATCGAGAAGCCCGCCTACAACCGGGTGTTCGTCTCCGGGCAGGACGTGGGCGTGCTCGGGCAGGTGACCCGTGCTGGCACTGCTGGCGACGCGCTGGCGCCCATGGTCGTTGACGCCCTGATCACCGAGGCCGCGGCCGCGCGCCAGCGCGGCCTCGCCGTGCTGGCCGACACCGGGCAGCAGATCGAGGTGAGCCTGCGCCTGCCGGTGCTCGCGGAGACCGGAATCATCGAACCGGGTGCCTTCGTCGAGTACGAGGACCGGAGCGTGACCCGTTTGGGCCTCGTGCGCTCGACGCAAGTCGAGGCCGGGATGCCGGAGGTCTGGCAGACGCTGGGAGTCCAGAGCCATGCATAACCTCTACGAGCAGTTCCGCCAGTTGATCCCCGACCCGCCGCTGCAGGCGGGGACCGTCATCGAGACGGGTCCCGGCGTGGTCACCGTGCAGTTGCCCGGTGGCGGCCGGATCAAGGCCCGCGGCACTGCCGGCGTCGGCCAAAACGTGTTCGTCCGCGACGACATCGTGGAAGGCATCGCACCGGCCTTGACGCTGGAGCTGATCGAGATCTGAAGCACCGCCGATCCCCGCATTTATCCCTGAGACCCGCCTTGATGCTTACGCGTCGGGCGGGTTTCGCATTTCTGGAGACCGCCCATGACCGAACCTGACAACAAGCCCGCCCTCGTCGAGAACATGCTCCTCTTGCGCAAGGAGGACTTCGACGACTTGCTCGACCGCGCCGCCCAACGTGGGGCCGAGCGTTGCCTCGCCCACCTTGGCCTGGAGAACGGCAGTGCCGCGCGCGACATCCGCGAGCTGCGCGACCTGCTCGAAGCCTGGCGCGACGCGCGCCGCACGGCCTGGCAGACCGTCGTCAAAGTGGTCACGACCGGCATCTTGGCCGCGCTGCTGGTCGGCGCCGCCATCAAGCTGAAGCTGGTGGGAGGCGGCCAATGATCGAGACCTTGCTCGGAGGCTTCCTCGGCGGGGCCTTCCGTCTCGCGCCCGAGATCCTCAAGTGGCTCGACCGTAAGGGCGAGCGTGGTCACGAGCTGGCCATGCAGGACAAGGCGCTGGAGTTCGAGAAGCTGCGCGGTGCCCAGCGGATGGCCGAGATCGGTGCCGCTGCCGAAGCTGCCTGGAACACCGGGGCTATCGAAGCGTTGAAGGAGGCGGTTGCCTCCCAAGGCAGACCTTCTGGTGTGAGGTGGGCGGATGCGCTGTCGACCACGGTCAGGCCTGTGGTCACCTACCTCTTCGTGCTCATGTATGCCGGGGTGAAGCTCTCGACCTTTGTCGGCTCTGTGCAGGCAGGTGTGGGTTTCGGGCCGGCGTTGATCGCCACCTGGACGGAAGCTGATCAAGCGCTGCTGTCAGGCATCCTGAACTTCTGGTTTATTTCGAGGGTATGGGAGCGGCGCGGTGGTCAGGCATAAAGGACGCCAGCCTCGACCGCTGGCTGAACGCTTTTGGGAGAAGGTCGACAAGCGCGGTACTGATGAATGTTGGCCGTGGGTCGGCTCCATCGATACCCGCGGCTACGGCAGCATCGGTGCCGATGGCGGAAAGCCGCTCCTCAGGGCGCATCGTGTCGCTTATGAACTGTCGGTCGGCCCGATTCCAACCGGCCTGGTGGTCTGCCATACCTGCGACACACGGCACTGTGTCAATCCCGGCCATCTCTTTGTTGCCACGCAGCGAGAGAACGTGCTGGATATGGTGCACAAGGGTCGCCGCCAATGGCCTGCCGGTGAGTGCCATCCGAAGGCGAATCTGCGCGCAGAAGACGTCATCGCCATACGCAACGACACAAGGCCGCCGCGTCTGATCCGTGCCGAGTACGGCATCGGCAAGACCACGCTGCATCAGATCAAGCGGCGCGAGACGTGGAGGTGCCTGCCTTGATCCGCGTTCCGCCACAAGCCATTGACCTGGCCAAGCGCTTCGAAGGCTTCTACCGAGTGGCGAAGGCCGATCCGGGCCGTGCGCATCCGTACATCTGCCCAGCAGGCTACTGGACCATCGGCTACGGGCACCTCTGCGATTCGAAGCACCCGCCGATCACGGAAGCGGAAGCCGAGGGCTACCTGGCCACCGACCTCATGACGGCGCTGAACGCGACGCTGCGCTACTGCCCGGTGCTGGCCGCGGAGCCGGAAGGGCGGCTGGCCGCCATCGTCGACTTCACCTTCAACCTCGGCGCCGGGCGGCTGCAGACCTCGACGCTGCGGCGGCGGGTCAACCAGCGGGATTGGACGACTGCCGCCGCTGAACTTCGCCGGTGGGTGTACGGCGGCGGGAAGGTGTTGCCGGGGCTCGTTGCAAGGCGACATGCTGAGGGTAGCCTGCTCGTTGACAGACCAATGCCGAACGCCCCGCGGAGCCCCTGATTAGCGTTGCGTTTCTCCAAGCGCCGAGGCATAATGTAATACGAAAACAAGGCTGGGTTTCGTGTTACGTCTGGCCTAGCTGAACAACATTAACGCGAGGAGTCAGGAATGGCTCGACCAACTGTGTCAGAACCCAGAGAAACGACCACGTCGATACGTATGAGCGCTGCAGAGAAGGCGGCGCTAGAAGAACGGGTGAAGACCCTGGGATACAAGACCATCAGTGACTACCTGCGGGCACTTGCACGTGCAGACATCCAGTCTGCAACTCCAAAGGCGCAAGTGAAGCGTATTCCCCGTCCACTGACCGAATACCACCGCACCGCATTGGGAAGCATGTGGAACGGTGACTCGCTGGATTGGATGGAGCGAAGGGAGCCCAATAGCGTCAATCTGATCATGACCTCGCCTCCATTCGGCTTGGTCCGTAAAAAATCGTACGGGAATGAGGACGCTCACGCCTACTGCGACTGGTTTCGACCTTTCGCGGAGGGCTTCAGGAAGATTCTTCGGGATGACGGGAGTCTTGTCATCGACATCGGCGGGGCTTGGAAGCCGGGAACGCCGACACGTTCCCTGTACCACTTCAAGCTCTTGATCATGCTCTGCGAGGAATACGGCTTTCACCTTGCCCTGGAGCACTATTGGTGGAACCCGGCCAAACTTCCAACGCCCGCCGAGTGGGTCAACGTCCGCCGCGTTCGGCCGAAAGACGCAGTGAACTGCGTCTGGTGGCTCTCCAAGACCCCATTTCCTAAAGCCAGCAACCGACGAGTTCTCGCGCCGTACAGCGAGTCAATGAAGTCGCTCATCAAAAACGGCTATCAAGCCAAGACACGTCCATCCGGGCACGTGATTTCGGAGAAGTTCGGAAAGGATAACGGAGGCTCGGTCCCCCCAAATTTGCTGGCAATCGCAAACACCGAATCGACAGGCGCGTATCAGGAGTACTGCAGAGATAAGGGTCTAGACATTCACCCTGCGAGGTTTCCGGCGGCGTTGCCCGAGTACTTCATTAGAATGACGACCGATCCGGGTGACTTTGTTCTTGATCCCTTCGGAGGATCTTGCGTCACCGGGGCGGCGGCAGAAGCGCTAGGCCGCCGATGGGCTTGCGTCGAAATGAATGCAGCCTACCTCGAAGGGGCAATGTCCAGATTCCAGGGCACGCAAGATTGCCTGAGTGCTGGTAAGCCATCGTCTTACGTCATCCACACACCGTGTGCGGCTGCGGTTGATGAGCGCGAGGTCCCGCTCGTGGCTGACGGTGGTGCCGCAAGGTCGCAGCACCGAGACCATTCAAGCAGCGGCGATCAAGCTGGCCCAAGGGTAAAGCGCGTCTCCACCAAGGTCGTCAAGACCAACACAGCCGATCGGGCCGTGGCCTAGTCGCAAGGGAGCAGGGCCGCGGCGCGCCAGAGCGATCACGCTTCGCGTCAAAAGGTCGTCGGCACCTTCGTGTTGGCGCCAAGCCGCGTCGCGGGCATAGCCAACGATCTGCCCACATGCTTCCAGAATCGCTCCGGGCGCTGACGCCTCGTTGCCAAACCACTTGCACTCGACAATGCCGAGGACGCGCCCGTCTCGTTCGACCGTAAGGTCGGCGCGCGCGGTACCGGCATTGACCCCGAGTGAACTTGCGAGATCCGCTGCCTTGCGCTCCCCTTCATCAAGATATGGGCGTGAGCGCGCCGCAATCGCGCGTTGCCACCATACTTGAAGGTTTCCAATACGCGCAGCAGGTCGAATCGTGGCGAACGACATATCGAGTCGGCAGGAGTCGCCGGTAACGGCCGACAATGCGGCAGCCACATCGAGCAGGCAAGCCAATTCGAACAGGCGCCATGTTTCCAGCCTCGGGAGCAACTCACACTGGAGTAGCGCTGCTATTGCTTCGGGCTCCAGGTTCTCGATGGCCGTCGCGGTGGAAGCGCAGTCCCATGCCAGGCGGTACAGAGGTGCGCGTGCTTTCGCGGCTTGCCTTCGGTCGTAAGCGTTAAGCCTCGCGCGACCCGCAGGCGAATTCAAGATCTCTCGAAGCGGTGCTGTCCGTAGTGCGTCATCGATTACGCTCAGCCGCTCTTGAGCCGGTCCTTCAAACAGCCCGCCTCGGGCATGAAGAGCCGCAGACCGAAGTGCCGTTCGCGCACTGTCCAGTGTCTTGGCAAGCACACGATTCGGGCCCGACAGCCAAGTCCCGGACGCTTCATTGACGATGAATGCGGCCGAATCACATGTGACTGCTTGCAGCAGTGCGGACGCAGCTGCATCTGGTGGTCCAGGCAGTTCGCCGGATACCTCCCTTCGGAACTCTTCGAACGACGGCGAAATCTCACGAGATCTGCTGGCGCATCTGGAGGCCAGCGCACCCACTGGCTTTGACAGCGCCCACCACATCAAGAGCACGTCGACGTCATCTCGAGTCAAGCCGGTAACAGGCCCACGATACTGTGATCGGGGGCCGGAGCCGAGATATCGAAGGAGGCCTCGAAGGCACGTTGCCTCAAGTGCCGGCTCCTGTTGCGTCACGCAGAGAACTCCCTGCAGTCCATACTCAGTCGATCCGCTCTTGAAGCGTTGAGAGCCCAAGCCGCTGCGACGCTGACTGCTAAATCAGATGCCTCTCGTGGGGACAGCCCGTCCATGAGCGGCAAGATACACATGCGGAACGCGGAGAGAAATGCGTCGGCCGCCGCGCCAGCCGGCGGGGCGAACGCGTCAACGCCATGATCGAGGGCCCGCAGGGTCTTCAAGAAATCTACGATTGGCGCGCCGCCAATTTCGCGCGCGGTGTTGACCGCCCGCCACATTGCCGCAACCGGATTCGCAGGTATCGGGTCGGGAACGGTAAGGCCCAGTCGGCGAGACATCTCTACCGTGAAAGCCTCAAGGTCCGACGGCGCTCCAACCTTAATCCACGCGAAGCGACGGCTCAACGCATAGGAGATCTGGCCCAGTTGCGTCTTGTCGTAGGTGTTGAGCGTGCAGATCAGGCGCCAAGCCGGTTCGGGGGCATGCTCGTGCGGTGCCATGTCGGAGCGCGGTTCAGGCAAGACGACGTGAAAGGGACTTGTCGGATCTGCTGCGTCCGCTCGACATGGCAACACCGACGCCTGCCCAGAGAGAATCGAGAAGAGTGGACCCAGAACCTTGTCAATCGGGCAGCGGTTGAGTTCATCGATGATGGTGGGCTTGTCGAAGTTCCTCAGCATCGCGCCGGGGATGAAGCCGATTGCCCCTCCGCCTAACGGCTGGTAGCCACCCACAAGATCTTGCACGCTCCATGCTGAGGATGCGGTAAGCATCAGGTAGGAGCCGTCACCGTCGTCGCGCTCGGAAAGCTCACGAGCCAAGTACTCGGCCAGGGTCGTCTTGCCGGTACCTGGCGGTCCATAGAAGATGATGTGGCGCTTGCCGGAGTTGACGGCCGCCTCGATCTGCCGGTAAACGGATGAATCGATGCCGACCAGTGATGTGTCTTCAGCAAGAGAGAACGGCTCTGTCGACGGTGCCGCGGCGAACACAGCCGAAAGGTCGGCGACGAGGCGGTCTCGCTCGGCGTCTTGCGTTCCGTCGTAGAGAGTGGCGCCCGCGAGGACTGCGATCGCCTGACCAGTGTCGTCATAGGTTGTTCCAGCCGAGATCGATATCGCACCTGGAACCTTAACCAGTGCACGGAACGCGACGTTGTAGCTACGTTTTGCTGCGCCCCCGCCGAAATCAATGGTGCCCACATCTGGATTGAAGTCGCTCAGAGGGTCACCAGAAGTTCCGGCCGGAAGCGGCTTGGCGAAGCCAACGATCAAGAGGTACTCCCAGCCCTGTGGGAATTCCCAAGAACTACCGGGGCCAGTCGGCTTAACGGCCGGAAGTACGCGGAATGCACATACCGCGCATGAACCGTCACGGTTATTCACATAACCAATGGTGCGGCCCATCGGGATCGGATTTCCAGCCGCATCAAGAGCAAATCGTGCAGCAACACCGCCGGAAACCTGCCCCTCCACCTGAACGATCCAGCGTGGCGGTTTACTTGAGACGGACTGAGGATTGGCCCAAAAACCGGTCGCCACACTTGTTGGCTCTGCAAGCTCAAGCGCCTTTGTTCCGCAGCTCTTCATTGAGAGCCCGCGGGGCGTGAGCAGCGTTGCTTGGATATCGTCTTTGAGCGCCTTGAAAACGCCAAGGATGTTTTGTGTCGGGAGTGGAGTCGCCATGCGGGTCCGTTCTTGTTCTTGACAAAGTGGTCATCTTCTTGGTGTGCGAGATAGCTGTCAATCGCACGCTTGGATAGCGGCAGGAGGGCGGCCTTCACCGTCGTGCCGCAGGATGTATCGGACGCGGTCGCCTAGCTCCGCGCGCTGATCGCCCCGACGGCCTCGAACAATCTGTCTGGCGGGCGCGAGCCTAGCCGGCCATCGACTCGGTACGACAGTCTATTTGCGACCCGCGCCGACCCCGCCGAAGTTCATGCGGGCTCCGGTCAACGCCCTCAATTCCCACCATTTCCGCTACATTCCTACCTCGATGTAGATGCCGGTTGGATTCCGTTTAGGACTCCACCTCGCTCTTCCTGCCATTTCCTACCAACTCCGCTGACACACGCAGACTTCCTCGGAAGCCCGCAGGAGCGAAGTGGCAGGCGACACGCGCAGAGCGCGCCCGTCAAGCAGCGCCTGACGCGAGCCGGCCAAGGCGCTCCGATTCGGCACGTGCTTCGGCCAGCAACTGGCCCCAGTCCGATGGCGGCCGGCCGCCATCGAGCATCCGGCGGAACACCCGGTAGGCGTCGTCGGCGCTCTCGTAGGCCCGCAACGTGCGTTCGTCGTTGACCCAGGCGAAGACGATCACCTTGGCCTGCGCATGGAACCGGAAGAACAGCCGGTACTGCTGGAAGAACTTGGCCCGGAACCAGTGCTTGTGCTCGTCGCCGAGTGTGTTGCCCTGGCGGTACTCTGGCCGGGCGGGGTCTTGCGGAATCACCTCGAACGCCAGCTTGGCGATGGCCGCCAGGCGCTTGGTGGCGTTCTTCTTGACGTAGCCGGCCGGGTCCTTGCGCTTGAGTGCCTCGACCTGCGCGGTCAGGGCGTCAAGCTGGTCAAGAAAGATCGGGTGGGCAAAGAGGGTCCAGCCGTTGACGACCAGTGGCTTGCCGCCGCTCATTCATCGTCAGCCGACAGCGGCGCGTCCAGATTGATCTCGATACCGCCGACCAGCGCCTGGATGCGTTGCGCGAGACCGGCATCCACGGCTTGGAGCCGCTCGGGATGCTTGGCCATATCGCGGGCCAGGAAGCCGAGAAACGGCGCCAGTGCAGGATCGTCGTTCTCGCCAGTGGCCGCGCGCGTGAGCACGACCTCGCCGTCCGGACGGATCGTGTAGTGGATCTTGTCGCGCTTGCCCAGGCGCAGGGCCCGGCGCACCGTCTCGGGCACCGTGGTCTGGTAGCGGTCGGTCAGCGTCGATTCAACTTGCATGGTGGCGGGCACGGCATTTCTCCGGCGAGGATGCGGCACACGGAGAGTAATGCATCTGCATTTCCATGTCAATGCGGATGCATTGTCTTCGGAGGTCAGGCCGGCAGCGAAGCCAAGGCCTGCTGCAGCGACCGGTACAGGCCTGCCGGGTCGCCCTTCGCGGCAATGCCCTGGTCTTTGGCATCCTGCAGCCAGCGCCTGGCCCACGCCATCACCTCGTCGCGGTCGAACCGGATCAACTTCTGAACCCGACGATGCGGGACGCCGAGCGAGTCGCGCGTTTGCTTGTGGCAGAAGATGTACAGGGGCAAACCAGTTACGTGCGCGATCTCGCGCGGGTCCATCAGATTCGCGCCGCTCGGGCGGACGACGTCGCCGGCGCTCTCCCAGGTCGAGGCCCGCAGGGCATGAGACTCGAAATCGAGGACCTCGTCCATCGGGTAGACGACGCGCTTGGACATCTTCATGAACCGGGGGCCCCGGCCTTCGCTGCGCCATCGCTGGAGCGTCTTCGGGCTGAGGTTCCATCGTTCGGCCAGCTCGACTTCGTTGAGCATCATCTTTTGCAC